CGAGCCCTAGGCTTTGTCGGTAAGGTCCCGGCCCGCCTCGGTGGGGCGTCGCCAAGCGGTAAGGCAGCGGACTTTGAATCCGCCATTCCCAGGTTCGAATCCTGGCGCCCCAGCCAGGCTAATGCCGATGGAATCGGCGTTTCTGCGATCGCGTCGGATCGGAAATCCCGGAAATCCCGGAACTGTCGACCGCACAAGAGTCGGCACAGTCGATCGCGCGATGCCGGCCCGGCGGCGCCGCGGAGGACTAGTCCGCAACCCCATGCGGCGCTTAAGAGAACCGGTGGTGTTACCCGCGACCGCGACTCCCGACATCTAGCGCGCGCCAGCGCGATCGCGCTCGCAGGATCGGAAAAATCGGAAAACAAGCCGGCACGATTCCCGGCACAGCGGTGGTGGGCGGCATGACGCCGGGCATCTGCCGAATCCCTCTCACGCGCGGCCTCTTCGCCGTCGTCGAACCCCGCGACTTTGAAGTGCTGCGCCAGCATCGCTGGTTCGCCCACGCATCCGTTCCTGGTCGGTTCTACGCCGCTCGCCGTGTGACTAGGACAATCGGTGGCGTCCGAAAGCGCACCACCATTTTCATGCACCGCGTGATCGCCCGGGCGCGCCCTGGCGAGGATGTCGACCACAAGAACGGCGACACGCTCTTGAACGTTCGCCGGAATCTCCGGCGATGCACTCGGTCTGCCAATCTGCTGAACAGCACGGCCGCAGCCTCGCGAGGCGTTTTCCTCTGCAGGCAGACCGGCCTCTGGTTTGCGCGGATTTCGGACAACGGTAGGCGCATCTTCCTCGGACGCTTCCCGAACCGCCGAGCGGCTATCAGCGCCATGAGAGCGGCCCGTCGCGAAAGAGGCCAATATCAGAGCCGCGAGCGTTTCGGGCGGGAGGTGTGTTGATGGCCCAAGCGCGCGGCGGCACGCGGGAGCTGCGCACGCGGGACGTCATCGTCTCGCTCGCGGCGCAGGCCGAGATGGTGCGCAAGGCGGTCGAGGAGGGCATCGCCCTCGGGGATGACGAGGTCGAGCGCCTCAAGAAGGCGCGCGCATCGATAAGCGAGGTCCTGCTCCGGCGCGGGGTCCGCTAATGGGCGAGCTTCTCAGCACTAAGCAGGTTCGCGCGTTCTTCGGCGACGCTGTCAGCGAGATGACGCTGTGGCGCTGGACGCGCGAACTTGGTTTTCCTGCGCCGGACAAAGTCGCTCGTCGGAGTGACGGCAAGGTTGCACGCAAGTGGTGGCGCCGAGCGACTGTGGAACGGTGGCTCAAGCGTTTCGAGACAGGGAAGGCACGGGCCTGATGGTCTGCACGCCCGTCAAGATCGGCGACACGGTGGCGATCGTCTGCACGCCGCACCAGCGGGCGCGGCGCTGCGGCTGTGGCGGCCGCGCCGAGCTGCTCTGCGATTGGAAGGTGAGCGACCGGAAGTCGGGCACCTGCGATCGGCCGATCTGCCATCGCTGCGCGAAGGAGGTCGCTGCCGATAAGCACCTCTGCCCGGACCATCAGTCAGCCTATCGCGCATGGCTCGATCGTCGAGGAAGGGTCGCGCCATGAGCCCGCGCGCTCACGAGGAGGAGTTCGTCGACGAGCCCACGGGGCCGCTCGCGCGGGTCGCCGACTTCCCGTCCTGGCCGCTGCCGTGGCTGCTCGCGCAGCGGAACACGCTCGAGGTCATGACGGCACTGCGGCGCGCGACCGAGCAGGGCGTGGCAGCGACGGTGAGACTCGCCGAGGCCGCGAAGCAGAGCGCGGAGACGGCGAAGAGCCATCTGGACCGCGCGGGCCATGCGCTCCGCCGGGCGAAATGGTTCTTCTGGCTCGCGGTCGCCGCGCTGGCTCTTAACGGCGGGCTCTCGCTCGCGCGCTGGCGGGGTTGGTCGCCGTGAGTTTCATTCATCGGATGCTCGCCGAGATGCGGCTGGTTGGTCGCAGCGCGCCGGTGATCGTCGACCGCAACGCCGTTGTTTCGATCGAACGCATCATGGCGACGCTGGCGCTCGTGCGCCCTGCTGGCGATTGCTGGCTCTTCGAGGGCTATCGACCGAGCGGACTACATGGCCGGATCGAGTACAAGGAACAACAGGTCTACGTTCACCGGCTCGCCTATGCCTGCGCGAACGGTCCGATCCCCGACGGCATCCACGTGCTGCATGAGTGCGACGTGCCCAATTGCGTCCGGCCGCGCCATCTGTTCGAAGGCACGCAAGCCGAGAACGTCGAAGATATGGAGGCCAAGGGTCGGGCGCGCAAAGTCGGGCCGCGCGGCGAGAACAACTGGAATGCCGACCTGACCGACGACCAGGTAGCGGCGCTTCGGCGCCGGGCGAACACGCCCGGGATCAGCCAGCGAGCCGTCGCGGCCGAATTCGGCGTAAGCCAATCGACTGTCTGGCGGCTGAAGCACGGCGCCGTCCGCGCGGAAGCTTTATGAGCGCGCAGCACCCCATACCCGCTGCCGCCCTCGACGATCGCCTGGGGTTCGTTGGCACGGCGGGCTCCGGCAAGACCTACAACGCTTCCGGCTGCGTTGAGCAGCTTCTCCGTCGGGGGGCGCGGTGCATCATTCTGGACCCCTTGGATGTGTGGTTTGGCCTGCGGCTGCTGGCGGACGGCAAGACGGAATCGCCGTTCAAGGTGGTGATCTTCGGCGGCGAGCACGGCGACCTGCCGCTGAACGAGCACGCCGGCGCGCTCATCGGCGAGACCGTCGCCGGCATGGCGGAGAGCTGCATCGTCTCGCTCTCGAGCCTCGGCACCAACGCGGCCGAGCGCCGCTTCATGCTGGGCCTGCTGACCGCGATCTACCGCAAGGCCTCGCGCGAGCCCGTGCACCTGATCTTCGACGAGGCGGATCTCTGGGCGCCGCAGCGGCTCCTCGACAAGGAGGGCGAGGCCGCGAAGCTGCTGGGCCAGATGGAGACGATCGTCCGCCGCGGCCGGCGCCTCGGCTTCATCCCCTGGCTCATCACCCAGCGGCCGGCGGTGCTCTCGAAGAACGTGCTCTCCCAGATCGACGGGCTCGTCGCGTTCAAGCTCACCTCGACCCAGGACCGCGACGCGATCGGCGACTGGGTCGAGGGTCAGGCCGACAAGGCGCGGTGGAAGGAGCTCTACGGCGAGCTCGCGGCCTTTCCGCGCGGCCACGGCCTGGTGTGGATCCCCGGCCGCGGGATCATCAAGGACGCGGACTTCCCGGCGAAGACAACCTTCGACAGCTCGGCGACGCCGAAGCGCGGCGAGCGCAAGCACGCCGCCGACCTGAAGCCGCTCAATGTCGAGGCGCTGCGCGGCAAGCTCGCGACGGTCGAGAAGGAGACCGCCGACAATGACCCGCGCCGGCTCAAGGCGACGATCGCGGAGCTGCAGCGGCAGCTGAAGGCCGCGGCCACGACGCCGGATGCGAAGGCACACGAGCAGGTTGCCAACCTCAGGTCATCTCTGAAGACCGCGCTCGAGGCGGTGAAGGACGATTTGAAGCGGGCCCGCGAAGAGGGTCACGCCGAAGGCGTCACCGATGGTCTACGCCGTGCGGCGAAGCACATCGCGCCGCTGATGGCGAACCTCGGCCGCCTCGCGGAGAGCGTGACCGGGCTGCGCGCCTTCATTGACGAGCTCAAGGACCCGAAGCTCGAGAAGCTCGGCGGGAATACCGAGGCCTTCGCCTCGCTCAAGCTCTTCAACGACGCGCTGACGAAATCCGGAGTCGGAACGACTCCGGCGCCCGGCGGGGTGTCGGTTCGACGGGCTGGCCCGACCAGCATGAGCCCGGTGCGACGCCGGGACCCCGCTCCATCTTCCAACGGCGCCGGCGAGCCGCTGGCGCGCGGCGAGCGCGCGTGCCTGGTCGCGATCGCGCAGCATCCCGAGGGCGTCACGCGCGAGCAGCTGACCGTCCTCACGGGCTACAAGCGCTCGAGCCGGGACACCTACGTGCAGCGGCTCGGCGCCGCGGGCTACGTCGAGACGGGCGAGCGGATCCTCGCGACCGATGCCGGCATCGCGGCCCTGGGCGCCGATTTCGCGCCATTGCCCACTGGGGAGGAGCTGCAGCGGTACTGGCTCGAGCGCCTGCCCCAGGGCGAGCGCGTCATCCTCGAGCGGCTGCTGCCGGCCTATCCGGAGCCGGTGAGCCGCGAGGCGCTCACCGAGGCGACCGGCTACAAGCGCTCGAGCCGTGACACCTACCTTCAGCGCCTCGGCGCCCGCGAGCTCGTCGTCACCGAGCGCGACGGCACGATCCGCGCGGCCGAGCAGCTCTTCGACGCCGAGCTCATGCGAGGCCGCGCATGAGTGCCGACCCCTGGGAGATCCCGGCCTTCCTCCGGCGGACCCGGCCGGGCGCCGAAATGTCGCTCGTTGGCGTGAAGCTCGGCAGCGCGCCCCTGCCGGATCCCGCCGATCGGGGTCACCGAGAGATGTGCTCGGCGTGCCGGCGTCCGCTTCCGCAGCGGCGGCCGTTGCGAATCTGGTTCCAGGCGCAACTGGAGCTCGCGCTGTGAGCGGGGCCCTCGGAACTGCGCAGCTGCCGGCGATCGTCGCCTATGCGCTGGCGCCGCTCGCCTGGCTGATCCGCCGTCGGATCAAGCGGCGGCGAGAGCAAGGGAAGGCGCCCGAGTGATGCCCGAGATCTTCCGCAACCAGGTGGTCGACCGGTACCGGCGCGTCTTGCTCGAGGCGGTCTCGCTCGAGCAGCCGGACGAGTTCCAGGTCCAGCAGCTGGCCTCGACCGCCCATCGCTTCGGGCTCGGCGAGGTCGCGGGCGTGCAGACGACCCCGATGATCGCCTGCCGGCTCTGCGGCTGCACCGAGGACCGCGCCTGCGTCGATATCCGGAGCGGCGGCCGCTGTCACTGGGTCAACGACAGCGACCTCTGCAGCAAGTGCGCGGGTCCACTCGGAGGAGCATGAAATGGCGGACCACGGCGGCGCCGCCGGCGAGCGGCTGAAATCGGGAGTAATCACTTTGGCTGAACATGGTTCTGCCCCTAAGATTCTTCCATCGGCGAATGATATCGTGGCCGATTTCCGAACTCATGACGCGAACGAGGAGGTGCTCGCCCAGGCATATCGTCGTGGTTTGCGTGTTGCCTTCGGGCACCGCCGGGTGCGGAAGACGCTCGAATTCCTCTTTGGTCGCTAGGGTCGGCGCGCGGCGGAGATCGTACGCGATGGCTGATCGGCCTCGCATTGTTTCGTGGTTTTCTGCGGGGACGGCCAGCGCTGTCACAAGTCGGCTTGTACTCGCCGAGTATTCGGACACGCATGACGTGGAGATTGCCCGCTGTCTGGTGCCCGAGGAACACGAGGACAATGATCGTTTTGCCGCCGACTGTGAGCGATGGTTCGGGCGCCCAATCTTGAATCTGAAGAGCGCGGAGTATTCGAGTTGCGAGGACGTGTGGACCCGACGCCGATATATGAGCGGCGTCGAAGGGGCTTCCTGCACACAGGAAATGAAGAAGGCCGTTTGCTGGACTTTCGAGAGGGAGTGGCACCCGGATTTGCAGGCTTTTGGTTTTACCTTTGATGAGCGCGCGCGGGCCGAACGGTTCCGGGATCAGAACCCAGATGTCCGGCTCGTCACGCCCCTGATTGATGCCGGTCTCACCAAGGATGACTGCCATGCCATTGTGATCCGTGCGGGCATCCTCCTGCCGATCATGTATCGGCTGGGCTTTCCAAACGCGAATTGCATAGGATGCGTTAACGCTCAATCGCCTCGCTATTGGAACCGGACCCGGCGTCATTTCCCGGTTGATTTCGAGAAGCGAGCGCGGCTCAGCCGCGCCTTGGGCGTGCGGCTTGTGAAGATGACCAGCGGCGACCGGGAGCGGATATTTCTGGATGAGTTGGACCCGACCCTTGACGATGGCGATGAAGGACCGGCCGCCGAATGCTCGCTGCTCTGCTACATCGCTGAGCGGAAGATCGTGGCGGCCTAACCCATCATGGGGAGTCAAGTATATAAGCCCCCTGAAATCCCTCATCGAGCGGATCGAGCGCCTCGCCAGAGGGCCGCGATGAGCCTGGAAGCCTGGGGAGATGAAGGTGCCTATATGCGAGTTCTAGCGGCCTTTCTTGCCCATTCGCGGGCTGGCCTTCGGGCGGACTATCTTTGTGAAGACGCGCTCAAATTCCTTCCCAGAGGCATCGGCGCCCACCTCGCGCGCCGTCGCACGGAGGCGGCGTCCGCGTTCTTCGTCGCTCAGTTTGGTCTTTTGCTTCGGCATCGGTTCAGCGTGGCAGCGCGTCGCGCGGGACGCCCAGCCGGAGAACCTCCGGCCGACCGCTGAACGATGAAAAACCCGCGTTTCGAGCCGGGCCGCGAGCGGGGTCGCTTTTGGTGCTGGCATCGCTGGGAGCTCGACGAAAAGGTCGGCTTTGACTGGTGGAGCGCCGTTGGCGCGACAGCTCGATTCCGGTGCGAGAAGTGCGGCAAGGTTCGGTGGCGGGGCCTCAATTGGGAGCCCGAGATACCGGACGAGATGATCGACCCGTCGCGGTCGCACCAGGGGCTATAGGGAACCCTGGCTGAGAACGTCGCTTCTCGGACGGCAGCATAAACCATTGATCTATTGACGTTTGCTCTGGCGGCAAAAATCCCTCGCTACGCTCTTGACGTACTGCGTCAATGACCTATATACGGGTAGCCGGGAGGGCAAAACCAAGAGGGACTTTGGAGACGACTATGGAACGCTACGTTTTGGTCGTTGGGGTAGTGGTCGGCGAGACCGAGCCGTTCATGAAGGATGCGCGGCGGCTGCTGACGGAAGACGAGCTGACCAGCCTGATCGACCGGCTGGCCCGTAACCCAGAGGAAGGCGTCGTGATCCCCGGCACCGGCGGCGTCAGAAAGACCCGCGTGGGCCTGGGCGGTCGCGGCAAGAGAGGCGGCGGTCGCGTGATCTACTTCTACCACGACGAGACAATCCCGCTTTATTTGCTGGCGATCTACGCCAAGAACGAGAAGGTGGATTTGTCTGCCGACGAGAAGGCGGAAATGAAGGATTTGGTGAAGCGGATAGTTAGGTCATTCAAACGGCACCGACAAGCCGGCTGACCACTCTGATAACCGATAGAGGCGAAGGGAACAGTTATGTCCAACGGGGCCAAGATCATCGCCGGTTTGCGTGACGCGCTCGCTCACGCGAAGGGCGAGCGGTCGGGCGTAAAGGCCACCACGGTCAGCGTCCGGACCGTCAACGTGAAGGAGATCAGACAGAAGCTGGGAATGAGCCAGCAACAGTTCGCCATGCGCTTCGGCTTTCCCATCGGGACGGTCCGAGGCTGGGAACAGGGCCGCCGCGTGCCTGATGGCGCGGTGCGCGCATTCCTGACCGTGATCGCGCACGAGCCCAAGGCCGTGATTCGCGCGCTGGAGGCCGCTGCCGCATAGGCTCGGCTCGATGCCGGCGACGCCGCAATCGCGCGCGACGTCGCTCTGACCTATCGGCGGCGAGTGCGCATGGCGGGCTCGAGCCACCAGATCGGGATTATAAGACCCCCGCCCGGCCGGCTCGATGCCGGCGATGCGGCGATCCCGCGGTCGCCGGCCGTCCCGCAGAAACGCGAAAAGCGCCGCCGAGGCTCTCCCGAAGGAGGCCTCGGCGGCGCGTCGTCCATCCGCGCTCAGGACGCGGATGAAAGTGAATGACCGTGAACTGCGGTTCCTAGGGCGGCGTCTCTCCGCGGCAGCGCCAGAGCCTCATGCGCTCGTTGTGGTAGTCGGCGAGCGCCTGCGCCCCGTCCGGGTTGGTGCGCTCGAGCTGGGCGATCGCGAAGCCGATATGCGCCTCCTGCTCCGTCGTATAGCGCACGGGCTCGGGGCAGACGATCGGAGAGGCCGGCGCGCGGCCTGCGCACGCGGCGAGGCTCATGCAGAGGGCGACCAGGATGAGGCGCGCGCCGGCGGGTTGGCCGCGCGGATCACGAGCCACCATCAGAATTTCCCCCGCGCGGCGTCGCGCTCGGCCTGAGCGACGCTGTCCTGCGGCGCATCGCGCTCGGCCGCGATCACGCGCGCGTCGGCCGCCGCGTCAGCCGCGCGCTGCTGCCCGCCGCCGAGGATCCTGAGCAGCCAGGCGAGGAGCCGGCCGATCATTTCGCGCCCTCGCGCGCCGGCGCCGGCGCCGGATTCCCGGCCTTCTCGAGCTGGCGCTCGTGGGCCCACTCGTGCACGGCGGTGTCGAGCTTGAGCGCATTGGCGCCGATCTGCAGCGTCGTGGTCAGCACCGCCGCGCCCAACGTGGCCCAGCACCCGGAGAGCGCAGGCGCAATGCACAGCATTGCGAGCACGCGCCAGCGCGACCGCGCCAGCGATCGTCGCGAGAGCCCCACGAGCGGCGCCTATTTCACCGCCGTGGGCGGCAGGCTCGCGGCCTGCAACGCGATCGCGATCGCGGGGTCCTGCTTCACGCTGGCCTTGACCGCGTCGACCGTCGACATCGCGGCCTTGGCCGCGGACGCGGGGTCGGTGACCTGATTGCTGCAGAACACCTCGGCGTCGCCCATAGCCTTCGCCTCGTCGCCCTTGGTCGCGGCGACCGTGGGCGAGATCGCCGCGGCGACCTGGTAGAAGCCGTTCAGGATCGAGGCCGCGCCGCAGGCCTTCTGGGCGGTCTGCAGCGTGACGACCGCGCCCGATTGCAGCGTGCTCGCGACGTCGGAGAGCCCCTGCTGGATGCCGGCGACGTCGCCGTTGAAGTCGTCGACCAGCGTCTTGACCTTGGAATTGAAGGCCGCGATCTCGGACTGCACGGTGCCCGGCGCGCACGCCGCGACCGCGAGCATGCTGGCGACGCCGATGGCGGGGGCGAATGCGCCGATCTTTCGGATCATGGGAACTCCTGGGTTAGAAGGCAGCGGGGATCGAGCGGAATGGGAGCGGCGCAGTCGGACGGCCTCGCACACGCGCAGAGCGCCAGCAGCAGCGCCAGGGCGAGAAATCGGCGGGGCATGACGCGGTCCTCTTCGCTTCTAGCGGCGCGTGAGGGGCGCCTAGTCGGCGCCGGAGCCTGGCGCGGGGTCCGCGGAAGACGGGGCCGGTTTCGCGGCCGCGCGGTCCGCGAGGTCCTTGAGCCAGTTCAGCGATAGCGCATAGAGGAGCTTGGCGATCGGCGCCGGCATCCAGCGCCGCAGGACGACGGCGACCGCCGCGAGGGCGGAGGCCACGGCGGGCGCGCTGCCGACCGCGGCCCAGGCCCAATGGATGAGCGCCCCATCGTTGGAGCAGAGGTCAGCCGCGACGGCGTCCACCGTGCTCTGCGCCAGCGCCACCTCGACGAGCGACACGGCGGCCGCCACGACGAGCGCGGCGCAGAGCGCGAGCGCGATCCGGATGGCGACGCGATCGAGCCGCGAGACGGAATTCATCATGACTTGTCTCCGAGCGCGGCCCGGTACCGGGCCATCAGGTGCGCCTCGAGCGCGATGCTGCAAGGCGCGCCGATCGAGACGGGGTCGCGCACGTGGAGCCAGCCGAGACCCGCCGGCGGCAGGTCCGGGACGGGGTCGTTGCCGCAGCGATATTGGCGCGCGCCGATCGCCGCGAAGGCCTGCAGGAACCTGTCGCCCATGCCGAGCCGCGGCGCGCCGAAGGTGACGGGCGTCAGTACGCGGAACCCGCGCGCGGCGAGCTTGGCCGCCAGCCCCAGCGCGATGACGCCGCCCAGGCTATGGCCGACCGTCTGAACCATCTTGCCCTCGAGCTCGGCGGCGATCGGATCGATCAGGGCGAGGATCAGGCTCAGGAAGCCCTCGTCGCACCAGCCGAGGTCCGGGTCCTGTGCGCGCCGGAAGTCGAGGTCGTGCAGCAGGTCGAGCAGCACCAGCAGCTCGTCGTGCCCGGTGCCGCGGCACGCGACGACGCAGACCTCGTCGGCCGCGGCGGCTCGCGGAAGAACCGTCAGCGTGGCGGCGGCGTCGGCGCACGCGCCGCTCGGTCCGCGCCAGGTTGGCACGCCTCGGTAGGCGGCCTCGGCGAGCGCCGCGAGATCACGGTCTGAAATCGTCATAGAGCAGCCCGACCAGTGCGACCACGAGGCAGAGGAACGCGAGGAGCTGGGTGACGCCGTCGAGGCTCATGCCGGAAGCGGCGGCGTCCGCTTGCCGAGCCAGCGGAGCGCGACGCCCTCCCCGAGGCCGAGCCGCCGGAGCGCCTCGAGCGCGTCCTCGAGCGGCATCGGCCCGAAATAGTCGCGGCCGTTATAGCTGCCCCCGCCGGATCGGTAGAGCCTGATGACTGCGTCGACGCGTTCGAGCCAGGCCTCGGAGCCCAGCCGCTCGATCATCGGCCCCTCCGTCAGCCCTGGCGCAGCAGCGCGGCGACGCGCTGCGCGCGGGCGCCGACCTCGCGGGCGTAGAGCGTCCCCAGGAGATCCTCGGCCGCGGCGTCGAAGTTCTCGGCGAGCACGTAGCCCAGGAAGGTCCCGAATGTCGCGAGCTTCGCCCAGCCCAGGTTGAAGCAAAGGTTGAGGAGCGCCCGCTGGCGGCCGTCCGAGAGCGCGCGCCACGGCGAAAGGCCGGCGTCGAGCGCGGCCTCGGCGGCATCGATATCCTGGGCGAGCCAAGCGTCGATCGTGGCGCTCGGAATCGGCACCGGGAGGCACGCGGGGTCGATCGCGTGGGCCTCGAGGTTGTGGCCGACGCCGGCGGTCCAAATCCCGCGGCTGTCGCGGTAGGGCCGGTCGCGCACGCCCTCGTCGATCCGGAGCTGCGCCGCCAGCGCCGCTCGGTCATAGGTCATTTCCGCAGGTCCCGCACGGCAATGGCGATGCGGAGCGCCACCAGCACGACGCCGCCGAGGGCGACCAGGGCCTGGCTGCCGCTCTGGACGAGCTGAAGCCAGAGCGGCGCGGTCACGGCGGCGGCGCCGACGGCGCCGTCGAGCGCATGCTTCGAGAGCTGATCCATGATCGGGCTCCGGCGCCAAGCTGCTCCGCGCGAGAGGACCTCAGAGCCCATCGCCGCCACCCAGCAGCTTCTGCATCTCTGTAATCGGGATCTCGTCGATCTGAACCACGCAATCCAGGCCCTCGACCATCGCGACCACCACGAAACGCGTCGCGTCCGGATGCGTCCCGACGTAGACGTGGTCGGCGCGAAAATCGGTCTTCGGCTCGTGGGCGTTATAACCGGCCATGAAGCTCTCGCGCTGATCGGCCTTGAGCTCCCGGATCGCCCAGCCCCCCCCCATGGGCGATCGCGAGCTCATGCGCCCAGCTCGATTGGCAGGCTTGATTCTCCTCGGCCCGGGGCGCGTCGGGCAGGATCACAAGGCCCGGGGCGAGCGAGAGCAGCACGGCCAGGGCCGTCATCAGGCGATCGTGCATGTCGAGACCTCCGGAGCGCTACGCGCGGCCGTTGGCGCCGGCGCCGCGCGGAAAAATCAAAGGCGGGCGTCGGCCACCGCGTGGATGTAGCAGCGGTGGCCGGCGGTGAGCGCGGTCGTCTGCGACCCGATCACCACCGCGTCTGCGCCGATCGCGGTGTCGGGGTCGACCGAGACGACGACGTCGCTCGAGCCGGAGACATCGCGCCAGTTGGCGTTCGCCGCGCCCGGGTTATAGGTCGTGATGGCGGGCGCCTTGATCATCTTCGCCGGGAAGCGCCATTGGGTCGACAGCTGGCCCGCGGCGCTGCCGGTCGCCTGGGCAAAGAGCGAGCCGACCAGTCCCGCGTTCTGCGCCGGCGCCGTCCCCAGTGCGAAGGTCTTGGCGTAGTAGCGCTCGCACCGCTCGAGCTCGTCCGCGAAGCTCGCGCGGCCGAAGAGCGAGGCGACCTGGCCGCCCTCGAGCTGGACGTCGCCGATGCGCAGATTCTTGTTGGCGATGCCGTTGGGGCAGGCGACGTCGAGCTGCAAGCAGACGCCGTTCGCGAAGTTGGTGAGCGTATCGACCTGGAGCGCGTTCGCCGCACCCTCCCAGGTGAGCAGCGTCACCGCGCCCGAGGGCAGCGAAAGCGCGTTCCCCGCCACCGAGTTGGTCATGGCCGAGAAATTGTCGGCGGCATCGGCCGACCGCAGCGACGGCGTCACGTTCATCGCCGCGCCGGTGTCCTGGTAGGCGAGCAGGCTCAGCGAGACGAAGTAATGCGTGGGGTTGGTGACGGGATACTGGAAGGCCGCGGCGGAGGCGATGTCGCGGATGTTCTTGCTCTCGATCTTGGTGCGGAACGAGACGTTGAGCGCGGCCGAGGTCGAGAAGCTCGAGGTGCCGATCGCCACGCCTGCGGGGAAGTTGCTGTCGGAGATCTGCCCGAAATTCCCCGACGCGTTCGCCGTCGAGGACTGCAGCTCCCACATGTCGAGGATGTACTGCCAGGAATTCGAGATCGCGACCGCCGAGACCAGCTGGTTCACCTGGCCGTCGCCGTTGACATTGCGGCGCTTCCCGTAGATCCCGGCGAGCGCGGCCGTCGCAGCGTCGATGTTCGCCTTGTAGCCAGACCCGGTCTGGTTCGTCATGTCGGTGCGAGTAAACGGCATCAGAGCGCTCCTGCGCTCAGATGCCGCTGAGCGCGGGCGCCGGCGTCGCGCGCAGCGCGATCGCGGAAGCCCGCACAGAGCCGACTAGCCTGAGCGGACGGGTGCAGCGGGTTCTGTCCTTCATGGGCGCGGGCTCTCGCGATCGCGGCTACGCCGCGGCGCCGATGCCCGCCTCGGACGTGGCCGTCTTCGGCCTCCACGCCGCGTGGTCGAATTTCGTGTGATCGGGCCAGCCGGTCACGGCGTAACCGTCGCACTCCCAGGTGCCGCTGCCGTCGACGGCTAGGTTGGCGAGCGGCGTCTCGGGCGGGAACTGCGTGGGATCGCAGATCTCGAGCGTGATCAGCGGCACCGGACGGCCGTGCTTCCGGAGCACCTGGCCGGCGCGCATCTGCTGGACCATGCCGATGGGCAGCCCGACGTTGAGCCGGCGCTCGATCCCGCCGCCCTTCACGATGAGCGGATGCGCGTCGCCCCACTCCGCATAGATCGCCATCGGCTCCGCGGCGACGAAACCGCCGGCGGCCAACATGTGCGGATGCTCGCCCGAGAAGTAGTGCTCGGTGTTGAGGCGGTACATCAGCCGCTCGCCGAGCTCGGTGCGATCGAGCGCAACGACGGTGTTGACGCCGCCGCGGCCGTCGGCCACGCGATCGCCGATCCGGACGAGGCCGAGCGGCTTCGTCGCGCCATCCGCCATGGTGACCAGCGCCGAGAGCAGGAAGCAACTCGCGCCGCACGAGCTGCCGCAGCTGCCGCCGCCGGAGGGGGAGCCGGAGGTCGGCAGATTGATGACCGTGAGGCCGGTCACGCGGCCGTCGGCGCCGACCACGAGCTGGCCGATCGCCTGGGTGCCGTTGGTGGCGCCCCAGGTCCCGGTGGCGCCGCCCACGTAAGCCGCCAGCGCCGGCTTGTACATGATCACGCGCCAATTGCCGGCGCCCAGGTAGAGCGCCACCATCTCGTCGCCGGCCGCTGCCGGAATGTCGACGCCGCCGGGCGTCTGCAGGGTCGTGGCGTTGTATTTGACGGTGTTCGCGCCGGCGAAGCGCACCCAGTATATCGGGTAGGCGGTCGAGGCGCTCGAGCCCAGGCTCGTGATGTTGACGCCGCTGCCGGTGATCTTGACCGCCAGCACCCCGGTCGAGCCGAGATCCGTCGTTGCCGCCGCCGCGAGCGGGGCCTCGGGCCCGACGGGGTTGCTCGAGGGCGTGACCGGGACGTACTGGCTGCCGTTGAACTGCAGCTGCTGGCCGTTCGTGGGCGGCGTGCTGGAGACGGGAACGCCGCGAATGTTGGCGACGGTCGGGTTGGGATAGCTGCCCGTTAGATCGCCGCCGGCGGCGCCGTTGGGCGGGAGCGCGGTCGGGGATCCCGAGAGGTCCGAATAGAGCCCCGAGCTCGCGACGGTGGCGAGGCCGAGCGTGCTCTTCGCGGTCGCCGCGGTGCCGTCCGTGCCGAAGAGACAGGTAAGGTTGTTGATCAGGCTGGTGATCGCGGTCTTGAAGCCGCCTTGCGTCACGCCGCCGCCGGTGAAGTTCGCCGCAGGCGGCAGCACGGACGGGCACGCCACCTGCGCCTGGGCCTGCGCGACGAGGCGCGGGATATCGCCGTCATGGATCGCCGAGCCCGCGTAGCCGCAGAGGCCGGCGATCAGCCCGGCGCAGGCGATGCTGATGGGGCGCCGGAAGGTCATGCGTCTCTTTCTGCTCTGCGCGGGCGCCAGCGATCGACTACGTCGACGCGCGCCAGCCGGCGACGCCGCCGACGTCGTTTCCGATCGTGTCGAAGACGTGCAGCGTGAAGCCGGTGTTGTCGATCGCCGTCGCGGTCGCGGTGCCGCTGGTGTCGCCGGTCGCGGAGACGAAGACCGCGTCCACGTGCGGCGGGTTCAGGAAATCCGCCGTGTTGAAATTGACCCGCGTCCCGCCGCGCGCCACCGCGACGTTCGGCCCGTTCGGCGAGTAGAGGCTCGAGTCCGAGATCACCGGCTGGTCGATCACGGGCGTGAAGGCCTGGAAGATCGGCAGGCCCTGGGTGAAGTCGTTGACGACGCGGATCTGGACGTAATCGGTCCGGAGCGTCGCCTTCGCCGGCAGGCCCACCCAATCCGAGAGGCCCGCCCACATGAGCGTCGAGGGATCGACGTTCCACATGAGCGACGAGCTCGAGCCCCACATGGCGGGGTCGGAGGTCGCGCTGGTGGAATAGCGGAGCTGCAGCTGCGGCGCGATCTTGCCGGCGGCGCCCGGGCCCAGCACCTGCACCAGCGTCGCCCAGGCGCGGATCAGCGACGTCTTCGCCAGCGAGATCCCCGGCGCCTCGTAGATGCCCTGGGCGACGGGCGACCAGACGTAATTGTCGAAGACCGCGAAGCCGCCGTCGTTCGCGGCGACCAGGTAGCTGTCGGGCACCAGCACGCCCGAGTAGTGGTAGACCCAGCCCGACGCGTTGACCGGGATCGGCAGCGACTCGAGGATCGCCGCGAGATCCCGGCGATCGCCGCGCTGCCGCCCCTGGTACGCCTCGGGCGGCGGCGGATCCCACATGCGCAGGATCTGCGCGAAGGTGGGCGTGCGCGCGAAGTGCCCGAAGGGCGGATTGTCTGGGACGTAATTCGTAATCGACGGATTGAGCCAGGGCGGATTGAGCGGCTGCCGCCCGCCGAGGAAGGCGTTCGGCGGCGGCGGGTCCCAGGCCCGCATGATCGCCTGCAGCGCCGCCGTGCGCGCGGGATGGCGGAAGGGCGGGTCGCTGACGGGGACGGCGATGATCGCCGGCGCGAGCCGGCGTGGGCTCAGCGCCTGGCGGCCGTCGAAGCGCGGGTCGGGCGGGGGCGGGTCCCAGGCTCGGAGGAGCGACTGCAGCGCCGCCGTGCGCGCGGGGTGGCTGAACGGAGGATTGCTGGGGCCAGGCGGGAACAGCTCGCTCGGGAGCAGCGGCTGGAGCGGCTGCCGCCCGCCGAGGAAGGCGTTCGGCGGCGGCGGGTCCCACGCCCGCACGATCGCCGAGAGCGCCGGCGATCGCGCAGGGTGCTGGTGGGGCGGCTCGTCGACCGGCACCGCCTCGATCGAGGCCGGCAGCGGCTTCGGCGCGTGGGGCTGCTGGCCTCCGACGAACGGCGGCGGCGGCGGGTAAAAGATGGCCATCAGCTGTCAGCCCTCAGCCGTCAGCCGTCAGCTTTCAGCCAGCGCTCCCCTCATCCTGAGCGCGCCGCGCAGCGGCGTGTCGGAAGGATCAGTGAACGACCTCGTCGTTCAGCACCGCGACCTCGGTTCCGTCCTCGAGGCGGACCCAGGTTTTGCCGATTTCCCGGTCCCACTCCTTGTCCTCCTCGGTGACCGCGCGCACGACCGTGCAGGTCTTCCCGTGGTGAACCTGGCCGTGCCCGGAAGTGAACACCTTCTTGTCGGCGTCGCGAGTGACGGTCTTGTGGGCGATGGTGGGCATGTGTTTGCAATCCTCTTGGATTGTCAAAGGCCGGCGCCGGCGCGATGCGAAGCATCGTCGCCGAAGCCAGGCACAGAGACAGGTTGAAACGTGGTGCTGCCGCGGCGCGAGACCGTCGCTACGCGACGGCTAGACTTCCCTGAAGATCAGGCCGAAGGCCCAGTTGGTGAGGGTCGCGGGCGCGACCGGGAAGAACAGACCTAGCCCGGAGGCGAAGCCCGCCGGCATGATGCGCGTCTCCGGGGGTGTCGGCACATGGAGCCAGCCGTTGAGCACGTTGAAGACGTCGTCGTAGACGGCGGTCTTGGCGCCGGCGCCCTCGGCCGAGGCGTTGGTGCCGGCGGTGCCGGCGGCGCCGGCGGTGCCGCCGGTGATGATGGAGGCGTTCGGGTCCGCAGGCTTGAGCTTTGCCGGTGTCGCCGCGGTCAAGGTCGGGAAGGCCGAGACCTGGGTCTCGAGCTGCGCGCGCTGCTGCGCAGACGTGGCGTTGGCGCTCTGCCCGATCCAGAAGCGGAGGAACTCCAGATTGAAGTTCGGCGCCGCCGCCGGGTTCACGAAGATGAGCGTGGTGGCGCCGGCGACGGTGACGCCGGCGGCGGAGATCGAAAATTCGCGCGTCATTTGCAATTCCTTTCAAAGGCGGGCGCCAGACGCGATCGCATGAGCGATCGTCGCGGAAGCCCCGCGCGGAGACGGGTGAAGCTCAGATGAACGCCCGGCCGTTCCAGACCTTGCAGCCGCCCGGCCCATAGATCGTGACCGAGCCGCGCGGATTCATGCGCGTGGCCCTGAATTCGATCTTCTCCGCGAGCTCGCCGGTATCGACGTCGTTGCGCATCACGGAGAAAAGAAAACCGTCGCCGTGCCGCACGTAGCTGTGGCCGAACGTCCAGGTCGCGCCGGTCTCGTCGGTGATGATGTAGGCCGGCGGGATGCAGACATAGCGCTCGGTGCGGTTCTCCCGGACATACGTCTCGCCGTTGGCGCGGCCCGTGAGCAGCACGGAATCTCGGATCATGCGCGAGCCTCACTGCGCGAGGATGGGGCCGAGCTGAGGCCAGGGCGTGTAAGGGACGAAAGTCTGGGCCGCCTTATAGGCGACGCAGACGCGGGCGTGACCGTTGGAGCCACTCATGGTCGGCGCATAGGTCTGCGCACCGGCGCCGACTCCGTTGTTGTAAGCCCACTCGATCGAGGCCGAGGTCGCATTGCCCGTGAGCGAGGTGAAGCCGGGGCTCTCGCTGCTGACGGTATTCGGCCCGTTGCTGGCGACGGCGCCGATCAGGATGTCGTTCGCCGCGCCGGTCGTGAGGGAAACGGTCCCGGTAGTGGCGGAGTCAGTCTCGGTCCCGGTGCCATCGACCGGCGAGGCATCCAGGCCCGAGACGACGATGGCCGCGCCGCCGCCGGAGACGCCTCCGCCGAGGGTGATCGTGCCGCCGCTCGCGAGCCCGTTGGCATTGTTGCTGCGGAATATCGCGCACTGGATGGAACTGCCGTTGGCGACCTGAACGTCCTGGACGTAAGAATTTCCGCCGCTGTCGGTTACGGTGAGCGCGGTCGCATTCTTCGAGGAGAGCGCCACGATGATCGCGTCGCCGGCGTTAGCCGCCGCGGTGGTGACGATCAGGCTGCCGTGGACGTTGCCGAGATTGACCGGCGTGCCGATGCCCGCATAGCGCGTCAGCGGGACCGTGAAGGGGTATCGGTCCAGCCACGGCAGATGGAGCGTGAGCTCGTCGCCCTCGATGGCCGGTCCGGTAACCGGAACCGGGAGCTCGAGCTCGGCCGCCGGCGGGGCCTCCGGCGATAGCGCCAGGACCGGCTCGATCCAGTCACCCAGTCTGCATGTCAGGGTGCCCTCGATCGGCGCGTTCAGCGACAGCGAGATCCCCGCGGAAGCCGCGAGCTCGACCTCCATCATGGACAGGACCTCGCGCTTGACAGAGGCGCCGGCGGCGGCCTCTGCTTCCCAAAATGCGGATTCACGTGATCAATCTCGACAGGAGCGCTGACCGCCTCGCGGCGTTTCTTGCCGCTAATCGTCACCTAACGGAGATCCGCCGAGTTGCTGCCGCCGACGGCGCGCAGATCGTCAATGAACAGTTCGTTCGCGCAGGACTGATCACCCCGGCGGCGTTGCCGTTCTACACGCGGGGCGCATTGGGGTGCGCCCTCTCACATGTCACGCTCTGGCAGGAGGCCATTGCCGGGCGGAGCGCTGCCACGATCGCCGAGGATGATGCAATCCTGCGGCGCGACTTCGAGGGCAAGGCCGCCGCTGGCATCGAACGACTTCCCGAGGACTGGGACATCGCGTTCTGGGGGTGCAACGTCGGCGCGCACATCGCGCACGGCCCCATCGGGGGCTCGATCGGGTTCGACGTTGTGCGGCTTGAAACGGCGTTCACGGATTTTCAAAGCGCCCGCGCGCGCGTTCGACTAGACCGGCTCGAACAGATGCTCGGCCTGGTCTGCTACTCGATTTCACCGAAGGGCGCGGCGGCCCTCATGGCGCTGTGCCTGCCGCTCCGGCCCGTAAGGGTGCATTTTCAGATGCTCGAAAAGGAGCTCGACAATTATGGGCTCGATGTCGCCATGAATGCGCACTATCCGAAGCTGAAGGCCTTCGTTGCTATCCCACCTCTCGCGCTCTCGCCAAACGACGCTGCGGGTTCCACCGTGCAGAGACGGCGCTGATTACACCACGCCCAAATTCCCCCACACCGGCGCCTGCGGCTGGGTCGCCAGCACCGGATTCGTCGTCACCACCTGGAGCGTCTGGGTCGCCATGTGCGTCGACCAGGTCTTGCCGTCGATCGAGAGCGCGCGGATCGCGAAGGTCCAGAGGCCCGGGGGCACCGCGGCGTTGGTCATCTCGGTGCCCTTCTTCGCCTCGGTCAGAGGCATCATCTGGTTCCAGTCGGTGACGCCGAAGGCGCCGTAGCGGATGTCGTAGCCGAGGATCGCGTTATCGGCGACCTGGGTCCAGGTGAGCGCCACCACCTCGCCGGAGTTGGCGACCGCGAAGTTGGTGACGTCGGGCGGCACCGGCGGCGCCGGCAGCACGATCGAATAGGCCGGCACCTGCGAAAGGCTCTGAAGGCCGCCGCCGAAGATGTTGAAGGCCGGAAACTTGATGTTGAGCGTCTTGCCGATCTGGTCGGCCGTGTAGGGGATGATCAGGATCGACTCGTCGAGCCGCGCGAATTGCTTCCCCGCGAGGTGCGGCTTCACCGCCGTGCCGTAGGCGCCGCGGCGCAGATAGGTCAGCGCATACTTTCCGGTCGCGATCAGCGTCGCCGTCTCGTAGGAGATCAGCTCGCCGTCGACGTAGCAGAGCGTGTGGAACGCGTCCGCGTCGGCCTGCGTGCCCGAGAGGAGCTGCGCCCCGCCGTTGGTCATGGTGAGGTCCACCATGAGCGCGTGGGCGAGATCGGGATCCGAGCCGCTCGGCAGGGCCTGCGAGATGACACCCTGGCGCGAGCCGCCGAGCACGCGCGGCAGCTGCTTCGGATAGGAGTTGCCGCCGTCCGAGCTCACCCAGACGTCGCAGCCGCCCCATTGCGCCTGGGCGCCGGTGGCCGCGGGGCCGGAGAGCGCCACCCAGAGCTCGAGGCCCGAGGCCGATTGCGCGAGCTGCACCGGCGCCGCGAACATCACGGGGGCGTTGGTCGAGGGCGGCGCCGCGTCCGCGTTCGCCTTGTAGCCCTGGCTGGTGCCGAAATTATAGAGCGCGGCGTGGCCGGTGCCCTGCTGGTACTCCTCGGCCGTAACGAGCAGCGTGCCGTCGTCCTGCTCGGTGATCTCGGTGATGCGGACCCACTGCTTGTTCAAGCCCAGCGCGTTGTCGGTGAGCGTCACGATGTCCATGGGATCGAGGCGGATGAACCGCTGCCCCAGGGTGAACTGGTAGACGTTCTTGATCGTCTCGCGCTGCAGCTGCAGCTGGACGCTGAGCTTCGCGGCGGCGGGATCCGCGAACATGTGGCTGCTGCGCGAGCCGTCGGTGCGCCGGCCGTAGCGGTCGACCGCGGCCTGGTCGATCGCCTCCACCACTTCCGGATTGTACTGGTTCGACCGGTTGAGGAATTCGATCTTGATGTTGTTGAGCGCGTCGGCGGGCCGCTTGCGCGTCACCAGGACGGGGTCGCTGTTGGTGCCGCTGGAGCCTGCGGCGTTGGCGTTCGGCAAGAAGTCGTCGTCGGTCAGGTCGTACTGCGGCGCCGCCGCGGGCTGATAGGTGGCGCCGTTGCCGGTGACCGCCGTGTCGCCGAACGGCACCAGCGTCAGCACGCCCGAGGACCAGACGAAGGCGCTGTTCGTGTTCTTGGCGAGCTCGTCGAGCATCTGCGATGCCGACGTCTGCGAGGCATAGGCCGGCGAGACCCAGAGCCCGACTGCCTGGCAATAGGTCCGATAGAGCGACAGGTCGCCGAGGCGCGCCGGGGGGAAGCCCGCGCCGTAATCCGGGTTCGTCAGCAGGTCCGTGATGACCTGCGAGGGCTCCGCGTCGACGCCGTTGGCGGCCGTCGCATAGAGGCGCCCGTAGACCTCGTAATTGTGGTTCGGAAGCGTCGGCGTGCTGCCGAGGTTGTAGGGGTCCGCCGCGACGTAGGCGATGCCGGTATAGGGCAGCGCCTGATCGGGGTGATTGGTCGCGAGCACGCCCCAGGGCGCCTGGGGGTAGGTCCCGTCGAAGACGGTGAAGCCGAGCTGCGCGGGCGTGTCGACGTTCTTGTTGACATAGACGGTGTTGACGCCGGCGATCGGCCCCTCGCCGAGCGCAATGGCGAGCCCGGTCTGGTAGGTGTAGGTCACGCCTCCGCCGCCGCCCTTGCCGCCGCCGCCGACCACGCCGCCCTTGCCGCCGCCGCCGGCGGAGCTCTGATGCGCGATCGCCTTGAAGTCGCCGGCCCAAATCACGTTCCCCGCAACGCGGGTCGCGCCGTAGATCAACGCGACCGCGGCGCCGAGCACGCTGGTCTGGATCTGCAGGCCGGCGGCGCGGGTGTTGGTGGCGGCTTGAGATGCTCCGCCTTTGCCGGTCAGGCCGCCCATGGGCTGAAAAACCTCCGCGGTCGCGGCTTCCCGCGATCAGGGCCGGGCTCGCCGACAAAATTCAGCCAGACCGCGCGTTCGACGTCCTCGAGGCGGACCCCGTGGCCGATCTGGGCGTGAATGACCCTCGGCCAATCGACGACGACGGCGCCGTGCGCGAAGCAGCGGCCGAATTTCCACAGGGCGAGATCGCCCGGCTGCGGCGGCCCCGGGATCTCGCGGGCGAATTGCAAGACGCCCTCGAGGTAGCGCTCCTCGGTCCGATGGAGGTTCCAATCGAGCGGATAGAAGGGCACCGCGAAGCTGCGCGGCACCAGCCCGACCGCCTGATAGCAGCAGAGCGGTGCGGTGAGGCAGTCCGCGCCCACGCCCTTGATGCGCCCCATGTGGTGATAGGGCGTGCCAAGCCAGGAGCGAGCCTCGGCGACCACGGCGGCGCGCTGCTCGAGCTCGGTCGGCATCGCAGCCTCCGAACCGCTAGGCCGCCGTTTCGGGGATGGGCACGAACGGGAATCCCTTGAAGCGCGCCGTGTTGTTGAACTTCGCGCAGCCGCCCGCGCCGTTCGTCTTATCGCAGCCGGGAAACGCCTGGAACGTGTCGCCCGGCGCCGGCGCGAAGGGGAGCGGCTCGATCAGCGAGAGCGTGCCCGGAGATCCCGCGACGTAGCTCTTGACCGTGCGCGCGAAGCCCTGGTTCTGGCCGCTCGTGAAGATGAGCGAGCCCTGGTCGAACCAGCCGGTCGGGCTCGCCAGCGTGGCGGTCACGGCGGAGGTGCTCGAGCCCGCGGCGGCGGCGCCGTTCACCTGGTACGCCGCGCGATTGACGCCGCATGCGGCGTCGTAGAGCGAGTTCACGCAGGCGCTCTGGTACAGGTTCCGCGGCAGGTTGAGGTTCAGCAGCTCGAGATGGCTGTTGACGTTGAAGGTCGCGAGCGAGCGGCCGAAATCGATCTCGCCCACGCGGCCGACGAACAGGATCACCGTGCCGGCGGGCGCCGGAAGCGGCGGCTGGAAGGCGCCGGTGGGCGGCGCGATCGCCGCGCGCTCGAGCTGCAGCTCCGCGCCGTCGAAGATCCCGAGCCGCGCGGCCTGGAGGAACGGCTTGCCCTCGATCGTCGAGGATCCCGGGATGACGTCGAAGATGAGCGTGTCGACGTCGACGCCGATCTTCCAGTGGCACTTCGCCTTGTTGTCCTGGCGATCGAAGAACGGCCCGGTGAGCCCGCCGCTCGAGAAGGTGTTGCCGAGGCATAGGACGTCGACGTCGAGATTGGTGTAGCGGAGCACCGTGCCGTCGGCGAGCGTGAAGGTGTAGAGGTCGGGCGCCAGCCACTCGGATTGGCCGAGGATCGTCTGAAACAAAACGCTGGCCGGCTTCATGATTGTTGTCCCCGCGCCTCCGCCGCCGGCCAACCCGGCGGCGCGGGTTGGCGTGGCGGCTCGCCACGCGAGGATCACCTCGCCGCGGCTCCCAGGATCCCCGGCTCCAGCGCGGCACTCTGCCCGACGTGGTTGATAGCCACCGTGCCGCGGCCCAGAGGGTGCGGGCTCTCGGCGTCGATCGGCAGCTCGAGCTGCCCCGCGACGATCGTGCAGGCCTCGAGCTTCGTGCGCGCGGCGACGCGGATCGATGCGAAGGGGACATCGGACTCCGGCGGGAATTGCAGGAGCCAGAGTCTCATTTGATCCTCGCGCGACCGACCGCCTGCCCAACCCCGGTCGCGCGAGTAGCGCGGCAATATCTACGCGCTCTTCAGCGACAGGAACTTCACGCTCTTCGCTTGCCAAAAGCCCTGCATGAACTTCTCGAAGTCCATGTGATCCTCGGCGAACTGGCAGAGCCAGTAATAGGTGCCGCTCCAGGTGACGAGGAGGCCGTTGCCGGGCGCGCTGTTGAAGGTGATCTGGCCGGTGCTGGCGTTGACGGAGTAGGTGTTCGCCGCCTGGGTGACGCCATTGATCTTGACGGCGGTGACGACGTTCGGCGCCAGCACCGGCTCGATGAAACCCGCGCTCGTCGTGGCCAGCAGCTGGAAGACCGTGGTCGTGCCGTCGCCCGCGCCCAGCGACTGATCGGTGACCGAATTGAACTCGGCGTCCTGGTAGAGCCAGCTGTCGAACATGCCCTGGCGCAGGTCGAAGAACCCCATGAGGTTCGCGAGGTCGCTATAGACCTGGCCGCTGATCGTCCCCTGGCCCAGGAACTCGAAGCTGAGCTCCCACTGGTGCCTCGGGAAGACCCAGTCGCTGATCCGCGCGCTCTTGCCGGAGATTGCCTCCTGCGACCGCGTTTTCCAGAGCTTGCCGTGCTTGACGTTCCAGCCGAGGCCGATGAGCGTGGGGAAGACGGCGAGCGACATGAGGTGAATTCCGAAGGTCGCTACCGTTTCAGTATCCCGCGGAGGTGACTGTCGTTATTGCGCGCCGCATGAGCGAGCGCGCGGGTGAGCGGCGAGGTCGGATCGCGGAGCATCGACATGAAGCTCCGGGCGTCGACCGCGCTCACGTTGATGTTGATCGGCCCTCCGCCACCAAGACCGCCGCCCCCGGAGACGGCGTCGCGCCAGCCCTGGGCGAAGCTCGCGGGCATGATGGTCTCGCCGCGGTGCACGGTGACGCCGTGCATGTCCGACGGCAGCTCCCAGGCGCCCTGGTCGAACATGGCGGCGCCGAGGCCGCTGGCGTAGCCGAGGATCGTGGCGTAGGTCGCGGCGGCGACGCCGGGTGCCGCTGCCAGGCCCTCGGGCCCGAGCTGCGCCATGTCCGCGAAGGCGGCGGCGGCGCCGACGGAAGCGTCAATCTGGATCTCGCCGAAGCCGGTCGCGACCTCGACCGCCTTGGAGGCGGTGGCGGCCGCGGCCTCGGCCGCAGTGCGGGCGGCGGATTCGGTCTCCGTCGTCGCGGTCTTGGTGGTCTCGAAGCCGAGCCAGCGTGCGATGCCCTGCACGATCCGGCCGAGGAAGGTTGTCTGGCCGGCGTTCTCCGCGCCGGTCCGCTGCGCGACGCCGGCGATCGTCTCCTTGGTCTTGGTCGCCTCGGCGATCGCGTGCCAGAGTACGCCGCCCTGCTCGGAGGCCTTCTTCGCGTTGTCGGAAAACAGCGAGATCGTGAGAGCCTTGAGGTCCGCCTCGATCTCGCGGGCGACGGTCTGCTCGGCGAGCTGGATCAGACTGACCGAGAGGCGCTGCCGGCTCGACAGGATGCTGCTGACCAGGCCGGACTCGAGCCGGGTGAGCTCGCCGAGGATGCCCTTCTCGGACTGGAGATCCTGCTCAGCCAGTTGCTTTTTCTGCTGGTAATAGTCCTGGTCGATCCGCAGCATCTTCTGGTCATGCTCATACTCGGCGATGGTCTCCTGGTCCTTGAGCTGCTGGATTGCGGCCGCGCTCGCACCCTCGAGCTCCATCTTGCGCTGCAGGTATTCGATGACGGCCGCGATCTTGCGGTTCTCGACGTCCTTGAGCCGCTGGTATTCCTGCTCGAGGGTGATCTGTCCGGTGGCGAGCGCCGTCCGCGCCTGCTCTTCCTCGAACTGATAGCCCGCGATCACGACCTGCTGGTGGCTCTGGGCCTCTGCGAGATCGTCGGCGTGCTTCGCTTGATTTAGCTGCTTCTGCGCGTTCGCGAGCTCGGTCTCGACCTGCAGCCGCTCCTTGGCGGAGAGCTTCTGGGTGTTGAGGACGTTCTGCCAGAACGTGACGGTCTCCTGAAGCTGCTGCTGATGGCCGCCCTGGGAGAGCGCGAGCTCTTGCACGAGCTGCGCGCGATCCTGCTCGAGCGCCGAGCCCTGGCCCTGGGTCTTGAGATCCTGCAGCTGCTTCTCGGCGACCTGGAGCGCGTGAGTCTCGGTGGCGAGGACGTCGCCGGAGGCGGTCTTGATCCCCTCCTTGAGGATCTTGATGTCCTTCTCGCGATCGCGGATCTGGTCGACGACGTCGCGGTATCGCAGGGTGATATCGAGCGCCTGCTGGTCCGCGGCTCCGGTGCCCGGGCCGGAGCCGGTAGGCATCGTGGGCTTAGGACCGATGATATCCTCGACGGTCTGGCCCATGGCCGTGTCGGCGGTGAGCGCCGCGATCCGCGCCTTGTCCCACCACTCGGTCAGCTGCTTCAGGTAATCCACGAAGTGGCCGAGGCGCGAGCTCAGCGCATCCGTCAGGATGGCCTGGGCGCCCAGCACATCGCTGTGGCGCTGGGCCTCCCGCAGCGCGAGCTGCTGCGCGGGAGTGAGGGCGCGCAGCTGCTGGGCGAACTGGAGCGCGGCCTCGCCGCCGCCGGCGAACGCCTTGGCGACCGTCTGGGCCGCCTTCTCCGGCGTCTCGCTGTTGAGGTGTGCATAGGCCACGGCGAGCAGACTGACCGCCTGGCGCGTCGCGTCCGTGGCAATCGGGATCTTCGCGATCTCTTTCTCGACCACGGCGGCGCTGCTGGCGGAGAGCCCGAAGCTCTTCTCCAGCTGGTCCATGGCGCCCTGGGCGGCCTCGGCGGAGAAGCTCGCGCCGCGGCCAACCAGGATCATCTGGCCCTGGATATCGTCGAGCGCCTTCTGCGCGGACTGGCCCTGGACGATCATGTACGCGAGGCCGGCGCCCATCGCGGCGACACCGGCGATGCCGGCGAGCGCCGCGGGTCCCAGCTCGGCCAGATGCTCGCCGAGCAGCGCGATCGTGCCGCCGGCGCGCAAGAATTCGCCGCGGCTAAGCTCGGCGATGAGGGCGCGGGTCTCGCGGGTGAGCGTGCTCGCGTGGAGCGAGGCCTGGTTGGCGGCGGGGCCAAGCTCCGAGAGGCTCGCCTTGAAATAGCTGACCCGGCCCTGCGCCTGGTCGACCTGGCTCGCGAGCTGGCCGAGCTTCGCGCGGCTCATGTCGTCGAGCGCGGTGCCGGACTGCACCGCGGCGTTCGCGGTGTTGCGCAGCTCGGCCTGGAAGGCGCGGAGCTGCGCCTGGGCGACGGCGAGCTTCGCCTCTAGGTCTTGGGTCTCGGCGGTGACGGAGACGGAAAGGGAGGACATCTATTCTCCACGAGCCGACGCCGACCCTCGCCGCGCGAGTAGCGCGGGAGCCTCATGCGTTGCCGAGGATCTTGAGATCCTCGAGCGAGACGGCGCCGCCTTTGGCCTTGAGCGCGTCCATGAGGGCACGCTTGCGGGCTTCCGGCGCCCCGGCGCCCGCGCCGGAGGGCCGCTTCACGGCCACCGGGGGGAAGTCGCCGATCGACGGGCTGATCTTGGTGCAGGGCTGCGGGCCCGCGGCCTCGGGGCGCCAGGTCGTATAGACGCGCGCCATCATGGCGACGAGCTCATGCTCCGGAGGGTGCTCGCGCCAATAGTCGAACAGGCGCTGGACATCCGGCAGCGTCATCTGCCGGACCTCCGACGGCAGCTTCTTCAGCGCCGTGCCGATGCGGCCGATGATGTAGCCGAAATCCAGGCCGCCCCGCCCGCCGTGCGCTAGGCGGCCGGGGCCTTGGCTTCCCCCGCGGGGATCAGGCCCGAATGGCGGAGGATCGCGTCCTGCGCCGCCTTCATCTCGTCCGGCGTGATCATGAGCTGCCGGAGCGCGTCGGGCGTGAGCTCGGGCTTGCCGGAGGCCTTGAGCGCGGCCGAGACGATCGCGAGCGTGCGGTCGAAGGCGCGCGGGGGGGCGCCGGGAGAGAGAGGCGCCCCCGCGCCACCGCCGAGCGCGTCGGCGATCTCCTCGATCTGGCCGAGGTTGAGCGGTTGGATCGTGAAAACCTGGCCGGCGAGAGTGATGTCCATCGGAGCCCTTTCTAAACTAGCTCGCCTCGCCGAAGGACATGTTGCCGACGGCCCCAGCGGCGTTCGCGAATATCTCGAAATCGAACTCCGGGATCATGAAATCGTCGAGCTTGCTCGACAGATTGAGCTTAGAGCAGACGCACTGATAGGCCTTGAAATTGAGTGGCACGCCCTGGAACGTGCCGTAGAACTGGCCCTGGAAGGTGGGCGTCGTGCCCATCAGCTGGTTCGCGATCGCGATCTGCTGCGTGCCGGCGGTGCTGACCGTGTAGGTGTAGCTGATGAGGACGCTGATGCCGCTGACGTTGTCGGCGGAAGCGAAGGTGTAGACGCCGGCGTTCGAGACGCTGTACTGGCCCGCGGCGGGGGCGCTCGCGACGCGCGCGAACGGCAGGCCGGTCGCCGCGTTCACCACCCCGTAGTCGTCGACGAAGGTGGCGCCGTGCGTGACGGTGATCTGGAACGGCGTCGCGGGAATCGGGGTCGGACCCTCGCCGAAGGACGTCAGGAGCTCGCCCACGGCCGGCGAAATGCCGAAGAAGATGTCGCCGATCGCGCGGCCCGAGAGCCGCGCCACCTTGGCCTTGGCTGCGAGCTTCGCCTTGCCGCGGCCGAGCGCCACGGGGAACTGATACTGGCCGTAGAGCTGCTTCAGGTCGAAGCTGAGATCGAAGGCGACGTCCTGCAGCAGGCCGATGTTGACCGGCGTGGCATTGGCGATGTCCTGGCGCTGGACGAGCAGCACGCCGGAGCCGAAGAAGAACATGATTTGCGATCTCCTTTTTAGATCGTCAAAGGCCGCCGCCGGCGTCGCGCGTCAGCGCGACCGCGGAAGGCGGCACAGAGGCAGGGAGCGGCTCCGGCTCAGCCGGCGCGCAGGCGGCGCTTGAGCTCGTCGACGGCGGTGCGGAAGTGGTTGGGGATCGCGTAGTCGCCGAGCCAGCGATCGACGATCTCGTCCGTGCGCGCGGGCGCAGGGGATGGCGGGGGCTCCGTCGGCGGCGCGGGCTCGGCGGGCGCCGGCGCGGCGTCCGTCGCGAGCGTTTCGTCTCGTTTCGCCATGTGGCGCCTCAGGGAATGAGAATCGACACGGGGATCAGCAGCTTCGCCTGCGTCCCGAGGTCGCCCGGGTAGAACTCGCTCTTGCCGGAGATCCAGCAGTGCTGGCAGAGGCCGCCGAGCGTGACGCGGTTCAGCATCTGCTCCTGGCCGGGCTGCGGCTGGAGCGCGGCCTCGATCGCGTCGAGGAAATTGTTGAGCACCGGTCCCGCGGCCTGGTCGGGGTTCTTGGCGACGTCGGTATAGATCCGCAGCTCGACGATCATGGTGCGCTTGGGAGGGAAGCCCTCGCGCACCTGCCGCTCGTCGTCGACGTTGGTGAGGAACAGCGCCGGCTGCGCCAGGTCCTGGTTCCAGGACTTGACCCTCCGGCTCACCGTCTGGAAGCCAGACAGGAACGTGACGCCGTCCGCCGGCGTGCCGACCGGCTGGGTGAGCGTGATCTGTGAGCCGCTGTCGATCGACTGGATGAGCGTACCCGGCGGCACCGTGCCGCCGACGGCGGGCAGGCCCGCGAAGAGCTTCGAGGTGTCGGCGATCGCGGAGATCTGCGCGACGCCGCCGGGGCCGGTGTTGGCGATATTGCCCGTGAAGGAGGACGCGATCGCGCCGGTAATGCGGGCCTGGAGGGCCTGCATGATGGGTTCTCTGGTCTGACCCACCGCTCAAGCTCCTTCCCGCCCGCAATCGCTCGATGATGGCTCGCTACGCCTGGGCGGCCGCGCTCAAGGCCTCCTCGAGCGACGCGAGAATCTCCGGCGTCATGGACTCCAGCGGGCCGCGCAGGAAGCGGTGCTCGGCGACGTCCGTGAGACGCGCATGTGCACCAACCTCGACCTCGAGGTCCGCGAGCCGCGAGAAGACATGGTCGAGGCGGGCCTGGTGGGCGCGCACCTCGATCTTGCGGTGGGATCCGTACTCGAGCGCGCCGGCTTTGCCGAACTCCGCCGCGATCGAGACCTGACCATGGATCCGGGTCGGCTGGTCGAAGATCCGGCTCGAGGTCTCGCTCCGCAGCCGTCCGGTGCGCTCGGGCTCGGCCGCCCGCACGTTCGTCTCGAGCTCGGCGGTCAGATCCCGGATCCGCTCCAGCAGCCGGTCATGGACCTGGCGCGGGAATTCCTCGAACTTGAGCGCCACCTCGCGATCGCCCGTGACGGCGAAATGGATCGCGGTCATGCAACCCCCGGGACCCGATAGGGGTCGAGAATCGCCTCGATATCCGGCGGGAACGGCGAGCCGCCCTGGCCCGGCATCGGGCCGACCCACCATTGGCGCGAGCCCTCCTGCGGCAGCATCTCGCTCCTCAATGCGGGATCGCGGCCTTTCGACCGGTAGCGGGAGGTGACCAGGCGCAGCGCGGCGCTGGCGACGTCGTCGGGGATCGCGGCGTAGCTATAGCCGATCTTCACGGCCGCGCCGGCATCAGCCGCGGCGAAGGTGTAGACACCCGTTACGGTGTTGACGCTGTACTGGCCGGCGGCGGGGGCGCTCGAGACCTTCGTGAGAGCCGCGCCGCTCGAGGCATAGGTCACGCCGAGATCGACGGCGAAGCTCGAGGCGTTCGCGACCGTGGCCGTGTAGGGCCCGGGGTTCGACGGGACCGTCGCTGCCTCGCCGGCGATCTGCTTCGTGTAACCGGCGGAGTACTGGACCGTGAGGACCTGCGGCTCCCAGCTCCAGCTGATGCGGCCCTGGGAATCGAGCCGGTAGAGCCAGCCGCGGGCGGCATCGAGCGTGAAGTCCGTGCCCTGGACCAGGGTGGTCGTGGTTCCGTCGCTCAGCGTCTGCACCGCGGAAGTCACGACCGTCACTGGCCAGCGCGCGAGCTGCAGCGGATCCGGCTGCGGCGCGGGGCGCCAGGGAAAGGCACCGCGGCGAACGTAGAAGAGGTCCTGCAGCGCCTCGACCTGGAAGATCCGGCCGCAATAGCTGGCGATTACCGCCGAGGACTGGGTGATGGCGGGCGAGAGGAAGCTATCGTTCGATGTGTCGGTGGAGGGAATGGCGAGCTCGGCCTTGACGGCCGCGAGCGTGGTCAAGTCGTGGCTAGAGGCCGGCGCGACCACCGTCGAGATGGACGCCTCGAGCATGGCCAGGAGCCTTTCGCGTCAGACGTGCAGCTTGCCCTCTGGGCTCAGCTTGAGGAGCCGGTCGAGCGGCTGCCGGACCAGCACCAGGTTGCACCAGCTGCGGTAGACCTCGGTGTAAAAGCGGCCGGCGGCGAGACGACGCATCGCCTCGAGGCCGGCTTGCCCTTCGCCGCCGACGTCGGGGATGAAATCGGCCGGCGCGTTCGGATCGTACTCGACGATCACGATGCGCGGCCGGTAGCGCAGCATCGAGTTGAAGAGGTGATAGTCCTGGCCGTCGACGTCGATCGCGACCAGGTCGATGTCCTCGGGCGCACCGGCGTGCCGGAGCACCGGATCGATCGTGTCGAGCCTCTCGCACACGAGGTGCACGTGCTCGCGATCGTCCCGCGTATTGTCGCAGAGCCGTTGGAACGCCGCCGCGTCCTGCTCGACCAGCACCGCGTCCCAGCCCTCGCGCACCAGGCGCCGGGTGTTGCTGAAGAACAGGCCGTCGGCCGCGCCGCACTCGAAGCACCAGCGGTTCGCCGGACGGATCACCTCGAGGACCGCGGCAACGACGCCATCCTCGCCGAACTGCGAATAGACGTTCGCCGCGCGCCCGTTGAGCCAGCGGAAGCTCACGACCAGGCCTCGGGCGGCTTGCCGACCCGGTGATAGTCGCGCATCGGCTGGTAGATCGCCGAGAGGTCCTTGCCGGGCCACAGCACCACGAGCTCGGCATGGCCGACCGGTATGCGGTTCGCCAGGAAGAGCCGGTTCCCGGCCTGCTTCCACTTGTGCCAGAAGGCGATGTCGTCGTCGACGCGCCCGTCGTTCCAGCCGCCGTCCGGATCCGGAACGTGGTGTAGCCATGGGCGCGGCAGCTCGCGCAGCTTGCGCGCGCGCAGCAGCGTCAGGCCGAAGTGCGCCGTGGCGATCTCGGTTACGTCGCCGGCGAAAGTCGAATAAGGGACGCGGGTGGTGGCCTCGCCCTCGAGCGTCATGCCGAGGAGCGGCCGTGAGTTGCCGCGGCTCGACTGCACCGGCGCCAAGGCGTCGACCTCGGGGTAGACCATGATGGTCTGGATCAGATTGACCAGGTCGACCGACTTGAAGACGGTGTCGTAGTCGAGGGTCAGCACAAGGTCGAGGTTTGGATCCTCGAGCGCGGACTCCATGCCGCGCGTGAGGCATTGGCCCCAGTTGGATCCGGTGACCCGGTTGAAGGGGATGCCGAGAGGGACCAGGCCCTCGATCACCGACACGAAATTATCCATGAAGCCAAGCCGCGGCGCGGACATGACCGCGTGGATCTTCGGCTTGGGCCCGATCGACTTCCGGCCCTCGAGGTTGAGCGAGATCGGCAGCGCGGCCGCGTCCTCGAGCTCGGAGGTCCAGCGGCGGATCAGCAGCAGGCCCGCCGCGGCCATCACCTCGCCGAGCGCCTCCTCGTCGAAGGCGCATTTGTGGAAATCGTTCGCGTCGATCTGGCCGCCCATCAGGTAGCCCTGGACGTTGATCGGCTCGCCGGCGATGTATTTCTGCGAGATCACCAGCAGGTCCGGCACCGCGATGCGCATGCGCCCGCCGGGCCTCAGCACGCGTACCCACTCGCGCAGGACGTCGATCACCTGGCGGTGCGGGAAATGCTCGAGCACGTGGCTCGCGCGGATCTCGTCGACGGAGTCGTCGGGATAGTCGAGCGGAAAGATCGCGGAGCCATGATCCGCGCCCATCGGCGTGAAGCCTGCGGGCGAGACCGGGCCGGCGCCGAGGTCGAGCTTGATCGGTCGGGCGCAGGCTTCCGCGAGCTCACGATGCTCGCGTGTGTCGTTGTCCATGTCGGAACTCTCCTGTCGGGGAGAAGCAGCGGGCGGAGCCGACACTCCGCCCGCCTATCAGCGCTGACCTCGCTCCCGGCTGTCGGGCCGGGAATGCGGTTAGCCCTCCACCAGCGCCTGGACGTTCGCCTTGGAAGCCGTGACCGGGGCTTGCTCGCCGCGGCCGAGGTTCGCCACGGCCGAGAAAGCCGTCGCGGCGCCGGGCGACCCGATGCTGATCTGCAGGTAACGCTTACGGGCACGAAGGTCGATGTTGAACTTCGTGTTGTAGAAGCCGGTCGTCACCTGCGCCGGGATGACGAAGCCGTGGGTCGCGTCAACGGCCGTGCCGCCGACGAAGCCGGTGATGTCCGTGAAGGAGGAGGTGGTATCCCCCTCGCTGAGCTTGAGCACGGTCGGCTGGTTGTTGGTGGCCGCCGTGGCGCCGAAGACGTCGACGGTGGCCCAATCGTAGCCGAGGGTGTCGAAGTTCGCGGTCACGGTGGCGTTGGTCGCCACCGACGAGCCGTTCAGGAGGGGCATCTGCTTGAGTTGCGGGAGCATGGGAGAGGTCCTTTTCAGGAAGAGCGGTTGGGGGTCTTTTCCCGCGCGCCTCCGCCGCCGGCCAACCCGGCGGCGCGCGTAGCGCGGGAGACCTGGCGTTACCGGCGCGACGAGGGTTGGTGTGGCGTGGCGGCTCGTCGCGCCGGGACCATTACGGCGACTTCGCGGCGACGAGCGGGCCGGCGTTCGACGTGTCGCCGAGGTCGTGCGCGTTGATGTCGAAGCGCTCGGTGCCGAGCAGGCCGATCTGATCGTTCTCGAAGTAGCGATGATCGGACCGCTTGATCGTGACGCCGCGGCGCTCGCCCATCGCGGCGGCCTTGGCGAGGTCGCCGAACAGGAACATCGCCTTGCCGGAGCCGGGCGTGGCGACCGGCAGCTTCTGCGAGAAGACCACCGGGAAGCCGAGGAGCCGCGGGTTGACCGGGTCGGTCAACACGTCGAGGCGGTTGCCGCCCGCCCCTGCCGTGATCGTCGCGACCACCGAGTAGAACATCTGCTGCGACATGTACCACTTGGCCGACCCGATCGCGTATTGCGGCAGCACGCCCATGGTGCCGGTCAGGTCCTTGAGGACCAGCGACGTGAGCGTCGCGCTCGAGACCTGGTACTGGCCCGCGGTGTGATTGCCGTCGGCGAAGACGGTCAGCACGCCGCGGATGCCGCCGTAGCTCGAGGTCCCGTCGCCGTTCCAGCCGGTGTCGTCCTCCTTGAGCGCGAAGGCATAGGCGATCTCGCCCACGAGCCAGTCGGCGACCGAGATCACCGCGTCCTCGGCGATCTCGTTCGACATGCGCGTGAGGACCGCGAGCTTCTTGGCGGTCAGGTTGACGTTGTCCCACGAGGCCTGGGATTCCGTCACCGCGCTGTTCTCGCCGGTGAAGAACGCGGTCAGGCCGCCGGTGCGGCGGGGCCAGTTGAGCGTGTCGCTGCCCATCGGCACCACCTGGCATTCGCGCCGGAAGACGCCGAACTGCTCGCGGAGCACGATGATGTTGGCGAGCAGCTCCTCGGGGACCAGGAAGCCGCCGGCGCTGTCGATGCCCTCGCCCTGCGCCTTCGCGATGGAGATGCCGTGCGACTTGCACCAGTCTTTCGCGCCGGCGTGATCGAAGATCGTGGCCTTGAACCACATTCCGGCGGCATAGGCCTGATCGACCGCGCGGATCGTGCGGCCGTTCACCTCGCGATCGCGGAAATGCTTGAGCGTGCCGTAGAGCTTGTGCGCGGAGGGCGGCGCCAGCGGCGTCAAGCGGTCCGCGTCCGGCACCGGGCTCGCGAGCGCGGCCGCGACCTTTTCCGCCTGCTCGACGCGCTCGAGCTGCTTCTTGAGGTCGAGGATCTTCTCGTTCAGGGCGTCGTAGACGTCCTGCTTGAAACCTTCGGCCTCGGACTTGCCGGCCATGGTTTCCAACTCCGCCACGGCCTTAGTGAGGGCCTGGCGGAGCTCATGCTTCTTCGCCATTGCTGGTGGGCTCCGTCAAATGCCACTCCCTCACGCGGGCCGAACCGTCGGCTCCTGCTCGCGGGAAGGTATCTGCGTGGCGTTGGTGGGATGCGGCGCACTCTCGGCGCCGCGGGATTGCCTTGCCCAAGGGCCGTCTGGGCGAAGAGCCGGTCGGACGGCTCTAGTTCTCGATACCGAGCTCCTCGCGGAGCTTCCGGGCCGCCTCTTGCCGGCGATGGCGCTTCGTATCCTCGTCATCGGTCGGCTGGTTGGCGTCGTCGTCGCCGTCGCCGGCGGGATCGTTGCTCTCGAGCACCGTCTTGATGCAATCGAGCGCCTTGGCATGGCAGGCCATGCCCTCGGCATGATGAGAGGCTGCGGCTTCGAGAAGCGCTTTCGTCGCGGCGGAGATGCGGCGTCCCGCCTTCGACTTTGGAGGCGCCGGCGGGACGTAATGGACCGCGCAGTTCTGCGGATCCTTCATGAGGCACTCTTCGTCCTTCGAGCGGCCGCACGTACCGGTCGGGACGTCCTCCCCGGAGACCGATTTGTCGCCCTCGCCGATGCCGAAGGCCTTCTCGTAATGCTCGATGACGCCCTTCGCCTCGGCGCGGGCGCCGTCGGAGATGTCGGCCTGCGGCAGGCGCGAGGCCGCCGCGCGGATCCCGCCCTTGACGGCCTTCAGCGTGCCGTCGACGACGTGTGCGAAAGGCTCCTTGTAGGAGCCGCGCAGCTTGGGCGCGCTCGCGTCGTAGACCAGGAAGCCCTTCCTCGCGACCTCCGGATTGAAATCGTCGCCGCCGGCGTGCTCGAAGATCGAGGCCGCGGCCGCGGCGCCGTCCCAGGAGTCGGACTGGTCGAGCGGCAGATCGCGCGCCGCGCCGACCTTCCAGTCGGCGGTCTTCGCGCGAGGAGCCAGATATTTCTGCCGGGTGGTCTTCGGCGTCTTTGCGGCCTTGAAGGTCTCCTCGAGCAGGGCGCGCGGCACCAGCACGCTCTCGCCGGTGTCGAGCAGGCGCTCGGCCCACTCGAGAAGCGGCGCGGTGTTGATACCCTTGGCGCGCGCCTCGAGGAGCGCATTGGGGTTGCAGGGCACGGGGCAGACCGAGATCTCGAGCAGCTCCTGCTTCGTGAAGTCGATGCCGTAGGGCCGGTCTTTGTCGTTGGTGAAGGTCCATTCGATCGGCCGGAAGCCGACGGAGACCGCCTTCACGTAGCCGCCCTGCACCATGCGGAAGACGCTGTCCGCGAACGCGCTGATGTCAGCGGGCATGAACTCGATATCGCCCATGAGCTTGCCGGCCACGGGCCCGATGTTCGAGGCGCGGCCGATCGGGGGCGAGTAGCTGTCGTGCGCCCAGAGGGCGACCGGGTTCTTGAGGAAATCCTCGGTGTCCCAGCCCTCGGGATCGATGCGGTCGCCGGCGCGGTCGACCGTGCCGTCGCTGAAGACGAAGCGGATGGTGCGGGCCTGCCCGTCCACCGCCTGTCCGTCGGAGAGCGCCAGGCGCGAGACCGTGCCCTCGAGCGCGCGCTTCTCGCGAGCGGCCGCGCGGAACTCGTCGATGGTCAATCGCTTGAGCATGTCAGTTCCCCACCAGCGCGGCGAGTTGCCCGAAATTCGCGTTGTCCCCCATCTGATGCAGCACGGCGTCGAAGCGCTCCGTGCCGAGCACCCCGATCTGGTCCTGATCGAAATACCGGTGGGAAGAGCGCGCGATCGTGATGCCGCGCCGCTCGCCGAGCACGCCCGCCCCGTACATGTCGCCGAACGCGAGCATCACCTTTCCCGAGAGCGAGCTCGTGACCAGCGGCAGCTTCTGGGTCAGGACGACCGGAAAACCGAGATAACAGGGGGTCGGAATCCCATCGACCAGGCGCGTGTCGAGATAGCCGCCGCCGCCCGATCCGGCGAGACGGCAGAACGTGAGCGCGAAGGCGGTCTGAGAGCAGAACCAGGCGGCGTTCGGGATCGCGGAAGCCTGGACCGCGGCCATCACGTTGCCGAGATCCGTGGTGTCGAGGCCGGCGAAGGTGTTGTGGCCGGAGGCCGCGGTGACCTTCGCCTTGTTGTGGTTACCGTCGAGAACGATCGCCGAGACGCCGAGCATCCCGCCGTATTTCGAGGTGCCATCGCCGTTGAAGGCGCAGTCGTCCTCCTGGGCCGCGAACGCGAAGGCGATTTCGTTGGCGACGTAATCGACCATGCTGTCGATCGCGTCCTCCTCGAGCTCGCTCGAGATCTGCACGAGCGCGCCGATCTTCTTGGCCGTGAGCGACATGCTGTCGGGATTGGCGTTGGTGCCGCTGACAGCCGCGTTCTGCGCGGTAAAAAACGCGCTCGTGCCGCCGGCATGCCGCGGAACGCCCATGGAGTCGTGCTTCATCGGCATGATCCGAGCCCGGCGCCGGAAGGCGCCGAACATGTCGCGGAGGTCCAGGATCGCCGCGGCGAGCTCGTGGGGGACCAGGAAGCCGCCGGTCGAGTCCATCGTCTCGTCCGCGGCGCGCGTGATCGCGATGCCATTGGCCTTGCACCACGCGCGCGCGTCATCGTCGCGGAAGATGGTGGCCAGCAGGAATTTGCCCGCCCGCTCGTAGAGAGCGCGCGTCTCTAGGCGCGGCCCGGGAAAGGCGCGATGGCGCATGAAAATCTCCTCGCGCGAAAATCAGCCTTGGGGCGCCGTGGGGTCCTCGTCCGGAGCGGCCGCTGGATCGCCGGCGCCGCCCGGCGCGGCGGTGCCGGTGACGTCGCTGCCGGGACCGGTCTCCTTGCCCGCGGGCTCGAAGCCGATCGGCGCCACATTCGTCGGCTGATAGAGCGTGTCGCCCTCGTCGACCTCGGGCAGGCCCTCCGCACGCCGCGCCTCGTTGGGCGTCAGGAACATGCCGACGATGCCGGTGCGATAGGCGCTGTAACGGCTCACGATGTCGGCGCGCAGGAAGTGCGACATGTCGAACTCGACGAACGCGCCGTCGTCGTAGAGCCCGAACGCCTGGTTCATTTTCTGCTCGATCCGGGTGACCCAGGAAAGCACGGTGTTGTTGGCATACTCCTGCTCGGCCTGGGCCATCGTGGTGTTGGTCGAGCGCTCGGAGATGCCGAGCTTGTGCAGCGGAATGCGGAACATCCGCGCGGCTTCGGCGACCTGGAAATTGCGGGCCGCGATGAACTCGGCATCGACGGAGGTCATGCCCAAGCGGCTGAACTTGGCGCCTTGCTCCAGGATCGCCGTCTCGCCGGCATTGTTGATGCCGGAGCGAGCCTTCTTCCAGCTCGCCTTGAGCCGCGCATACGCGTCGGGGCTGAGCTTCTGGGGCACCTCGAGCACGCCCGAGAGCTGCGTTCCGTTGCTGGCGAACACGGCGGCCAGCGCCTGCTGCGCCAGCGCCAGACCGATCGCGTCGCGGCCGGACCCGATCGCCGACTGGCCCCAGAGGCTGTTCAGGCTCATGCCGCGGATGTGCAGCATGTCCTCGGCGGGGATCATCTCCGGGAAGGAGCGCAGCATCGCGGCCAGGTGCTGGTTCTGGACCGCGACCCTGTAGAAAATCTGGCCGTCAGGGGCCTGATAGATCGACGCCCAGTCGGGATTGACGGGAATGAGCGCCGTCGGCGCGCCTCGCCAGTCGCGGCGGATCGGCGCGTAGGCGTTGCGGCGCAGCACCAGCGCCGCCATCATCTGCTCTTTCCACTCGAAGCTGCTCTGATAATCGTTGGGCCGCTGCAGCAGCGCCTCGAGCGGATGGTCCTGCGCGATCGCCTTGCCGCCGTCGGCCCGGCGCCGGTAGACGTGCCAGGGAAGCTTCGCGACGTCCTCGGCGAGGATCGTGACGCAGGCCCAGACCGCCGCGACCCTGAGGGCCGCCATCTGGTTGATGACCTCGCCGGTCGCGCTTTTGGCGGAGCCGCCGTAGAAGCTCTCGAACCATTCCTCCGGCGTCATCTTCTCGCGCCGCGCGAGGAGCCCGGCGATGCGCGACCAGATGGACATTCGTTTTCCTCGGGCCGCCCCGCCAACCCCGGTCGCGCGAGTAGCGGGGCGTTACGCGCGCCGCCGGGTTGGCCGTCGGCGGTGCGCGCGGATCAGACGACCAGGATCCCGCGCTCCTCGTAGACCGAGCCGGCGGCCTCTGGGTTCATCGACATGAGCGCGGCGGCGTCGAAGCTCGCAGCCAGCGGATCGATCTTCGCGACGCCGGCGGCCTGCTTCGTGATGGTGATGGCGTTGCCGCGCGGCTCGACCTTCGCGTTGCCGACGCACCACGCCATGAGCTCGAGGCCGGCGTGGATCAGGCTCTCGTCGGCGAGCTTCCGCTCGAGCGTCTTGATCGCGCCGGAGATCTTCCAGCCCTGGGGCACGCCCACGACCAGGTCGGGACGATCGGTCCCGCCGAGGTCACGCTCCGCGAGAGCGTCCACCACGGCGCCGATGCCGACGGGGTCGACACCGATCGCGTTCTTCTCCGGCAGCACGCCTGCGTCGGACACGCGCTTGCAGAGGTCGGCGACTTCCTCGACGTCCGCACCGGGCTCGTCGACGATCACCAGCTCGCCGGTGGCGGCGAAGTCCTGCAGCCGCGGCGCCTCGCTCTTCCGTCGCTCGAGCACCGAGCGGTGGCACCAGGCCTTGTTCCAGAGCAGCCAGCGGCGGGTTTCTCGCTCGCGGCCGATAACCGCCAGGCCCAGGAGATCGTCCAGGCCTCCGCCATCGATTCCGATCACCACCACCTCGGAGCGCTCGAGGAGCGCCTCGAGGGTGAGAGTGCGGTCCGCGCGGGCTTGCCAGAAGTCGGCGCCGGCCCACCGGTCGCTGCGCAGCGCGAGGCCGATCTCGACATTGAGGTGCTTCGCGAGGAAGCCGCAGAGCGATTCCGCGCCGGCGTTGGTCGCCTTCGCGAGCTCGCGGAGCAGGAATTCCTCGTCGACCGAGGCGCCGAGATTGGGGTTCGTGACGTAGAGGTTCGCGGGGTCCTTGTGCAGGCCCTTGTCGAGCATCGCCTGCGGGAATTCGTAGAGCACCGGCAGGAAGCGCTTGTCGGAGATCCGGCCGTCGCGCACGCCGCGGGCGTAGTCGAGCTTCTGCCTGAAGACGCCCGCCGGCGGCTCGTCCGACTGCGTCGTGAGGTAGATGACGAACCCTTCGGGCCGCGAGGCGAGGCCGCCCATGGCCTCGCGCAGCATGTTCTCGGCGTTGGCGCGCTTGCCGAAGAGCCAGAGCTCCTCGACCAGAAGGCCGATGGTCTTCTTGCCGCCGACGGTCTCGTTATCGGCCGCGACGACGCGAAGCGTCGCCTTGGTCGCCCGATTGGTGATCGACCGGAAGTGCTCCTGGACGTGCATGAGCTCGCGGAGCTCGGGATCCTCGCGCACCATGTCGCGCGCGGGAATGAAGCTGTTGCTCGCGATCTCCTTGGTGGGCGCCAGGATCACGAACTCGCCGGAGCGGCGCCAGTTGCGGATCAGCGCCGTCATCATGATGCCGGCGGCGGCGGTCGACTTCGCGTTTTTTTTGCTGATGAGGACGAGAAACTCGCGGATCAGCCGGCGGCCCGAACTGTGGTCGTAGGCGCCGAAGATCGCGGCGACGAAATCGATGATCCAGGGCCGCGCGATCTCGCCGAGCGTGGGCGAGCCCGCGACGTCGACCGCCTTGAGCGCGCGGAAGACGTCGAGCGCGGCGGCCGCCTCCTCGGGAAAGAGCGGCGCGAACGGGATCAGCGACTGGCGCTGCACGATCCGCTGTTCCCAGTCGGGGCAGGCGGTCGTCCAGTCCATCGCGTCCTACTGCAGGGTCTTGGGAGCCTCCGGCGGCGCGAAGCGGCCGCGGACCTCGTCGGCTTTGGCCTGCGCGGCCTGCTTCTTGCCGGGCGCCTCGGGCTTGTCGATGCGACCGAAGACGCCGAGGTGGAGGCCGAGCTTGGTGAGCGCGCCGACCTTGTCGTGCATCTTGATCTTGATCGTGCCGTTCGCCGATCGCGTCACCTCGGCGATCGCCGCCGCGAGCTTCGGCGGCAGATTGTCGCTGTCGACGAGCTGGACCTGGTTCGTGATGGTGAAGGCGACTTCGTCCTCGCCCTCTTCGGTCTCCTCGAGGCGCCACTCGCGGACGTTGCTGCGCCATGTGACCAGGTCGGTGATCCGCGCGAACCCGATCCGCGCCAGCTCCGCCACCACCATCTCGGCGGTGACCCCGGTGCGCTCGCTGACCCGGTTCTGGCCCTCGGCGATGGCCGCGGCGACCGCGGGGTGCTTTAACAGCCGCGAGCCCTGCTGAGCGGCGGTCTTAACGGAGTATCCGGCGGCGGCGGCGGCCTTTTTAGCATTGGGATCAGCTAGATAAGCGTTTACGAACCGCCGCTGCCTTTTTGTGAGCGCGATCAACATTTTTTCACAAAATCGCCAGGAAAAATTTTTCGCGCGTGAGCACCAAGGCGGTTCGGCGCAGAGCAGCCCTCCGCAACTCGAGACCCCCTACCCATCCGCTCGCTGACGCTGTCTAGCGGCGCGCGCTGCAGCTGTCTTTCGGGTGTGACAGCTGCCGCAGCGGCCGAGGCCATTGGCTGGGTCGTAGGGGTCGCCGCCGTCGCGCAGCTCGCGGACGTGGTCGGCGAAAATGCGGATGCCGCTGCGCTCGGGCGTCTTGCAGTCAGGGTCCTGGCAGCGACCGCCTGCGCGCCTGATCACCTCGTCGCGCCAGGCGCGGTGCTCGGGTGTGAGGTAGTGCGGATCAGCAGTCTTGGGCGGCGCCGGCGCGATCGACGGGTTGAGCGTCGGCAGCGAGCTCGTGAGTGTCGGAAGGCGCGGCATTGCGGTCGACGTTGATGCGCGGCGGCCGTGCGCGGATCGCGCGGATGCGCTGGCGCAGCACAGCGAAGCTGATCTCGCCCCTTCCGAACTGTTCGCCGAGCTGGCGCCGGCGCGCCTCGTCCGCGATCACAGGCGCGAGCGCGGCGTTCATCGCGCGGCGCTCGGCCGCGAAACGGGCGCCGCCTCGAGCGCAGCCGCAGCTTTGCTTGTGACCCTTGCGCAGATCGTGGCCGCTGACGATCGACGAGCGGCCGCAGTCGCAGCGGCAGTGCCACATGATCGCGCCCTGGTGGCTCCGCCGACGATGCAGCGCCGGCGCGAGCGCGACGAGCATGCCGAAGCGCTGTCCGGTGATGTCCGTGTAGCGGCGACTCATCGGCTTTTGCCTTTGAGGTAGCGCGCGCTGCCGTCGTTGGGGCGCGCGTGGAGATATCGATCGGTCGTCGAGATGCTGGCGTGGCCTAGCGTATCTCTGACCAGATGAAGGGGCGCACCGTTGTCGAGCGCGTGGCTCGCGTGGCTATGCCTCAGCCAATGCGTCGAGACCTTGTCGGCGAGTCCGGCGGCCGCGGCCGCGCGCTTGATCACGCGGAGCAGCGATCGCGTGCCGATCGGCTTTGCAGGATCCCTGGCGGACGGAAAGACGGGATCAGAGGGCTGAGCGTTGACTTTTAAGTCAACGAGCGCGCGGTAGAGATCCGCGGGGATCAGCACCGAGCGCGTCTTGTCGCCTTTTCCGGTGACGGTGACCTGGCCCTCGCGGTTGGCCCGTGGCGCCACCTGGCGCCAGTAGAGCCCGGCGAGCTCGGAGGCGCGCAGGCCTGCCACATAGAGCAGCCGCAGGATCGCGCGCTCCGCCGGCGTCGCCGGCGCGCATATCAATTTTGCGATATCGGCCTGGTCGAGGATCCGCTCGGCGAGATCCCGCGGCACCTTGGGTGCGACGAGCGCCAGCGACGGATCCGTCGCGATCGTGCCGACTTTCTGATGGAACCGGTAGAACGAGCGGATCGCCGCGATCGCCTTCGCCCGCGTGCGCGGCGCCTTGGCGGCGATCGCCGCGAGGTGCCGCTGCAGCTGCTCGAGCGTGGCGGTGGTCAGGTTGGTACCAGATTGTACCAACTGGTGCCGCAGGCTCTCGAGCTCGCGCCGATAGACGCGCGTCGTCGACGCCGGCCGACCATGCAGCCAGAGCGCGACCAGGCCGTCGTCGTCGATCACCGACCGCCCCGCGCGCCTAGCGGATTTCTCCGCTCGTGATGAAGCCGTGCCAGTGCCCCGCGGCGCTGGCGTCGAGCGAGGGAGTAATGCTCATCGATGCGAAATCATCGCCGGTGCGCTGCCACGCAAAGCCGCGGCGGCACGGCACGACGTCGTTGACGGGGATGTCGACGTAGGGATCGCCGAACGTCGGCATCAGCTTCGCGAACAGGGCGTACTGGCTATCGTGATAGTCGCCGCCGGCGATGTGCTTGGTCGGGATGAAGAAGCACGAGAGCGGAGTCTTCCGGCAATGCGGGCACAGCAGCATGATGCCGACGCGCCTGCCGTCGATGTCGAGCCAGCGCGGTTCAAGTTCGATCAGGCGCATCGACCAGCGCTCCCGAAACGATATGGCCGCGCCAGTGGCCTTCAACGGTGATGCGCTGTTTGATCGTCAGTGTCTCGAAGGTGTCGCCGCTCAGGCGATCCGCGAATCCGTCGTGCGGCAGCGGAACCATCCGCTCGTTGATCTCGTCCGGATCGATCGGCGGCCAAAAGTTGATTCCTAGCCTTCGGCCTCGCGCGCTGCCGCAGGTCGGGCACGCGGAGTGGTCGCAGTGCGGGCAAAGAAATGAGAGCCCGTAGTAGAAGCGGACGCCATCGGCGACGTTCGGGAAGGTGATCCAGCGTGGCGCCAGATCAATCAGGCGCACGGGCGTATCACCTTGAGATCGATCTGATGATCGCGGTGGTTCAGGTCCCATAGCGCATACCAGCGCCGTAGAGCGTCTCACCGTGATTGCCGAGCTGCAGCGGGAGCACATGGAGGAGCTCGCGCACGAAGGCGTCGGTCGTCTCGTGCGGGAGCGGCTGGATCCAGGGCACGGCCACGAGGTCGATGTCTCGGACCAGCGTCCCGCCGTGAAACACGCCGTATCCGAAGGCGCGCGCGGCGCCAGCGAACTTCGGGATGAACTCGAGCGCCCAGCGCTCCCCAAGGATCATCCCTTCTCGCCAGAGGAGGCCGACGCGCGGAAGCGGTCTTCGTGGGGCGCGCCTGCTCGAGGCAGGCGATAAGCCGACGGACGACCGATCGGACATGCTCGGCAGCTACGCCCGACGGGTACGATATTGACGGCTTCTGCTCAGCGATCGCCCTTGCGGCCTCAAGCGTGCCGGCAAAGTCGGGCATCGAGCGTGTGTCCGAGAATGTTGGTGAGGCTGACACTGGCGCGTGTCGGAGAAGGTCTCTTCTCGGACAGCGGCGCCGCGTCGAACGGCGCGCGCCCTATTTGTGTCCGAGAACGTTCATCTCCAGGACCGCTCTTGTCTCAGTCGGAGAAACCGATGGTCCGTGTCTCGGGAGGATTTCGAGGGTCCGGACGCAGTCCGGGAGATAAATTACGTGCACCGTAGCGCGGAGAAGTTTCTGCGCTCTTAATCTCACGCGCACGATCGCCGGCGCGCTCGCGATGAAGCCGCCGAGTCCGCGCAGCAGCCCGCGCCGGGTGATCATCGGTACTGGACGCTGTTCGCCGATCATGTTGTCGGGTACCTCGCGCTCCAGCCCGGAAGGCCGCGTCTAAAAAGGTGGGAGCCAGGGATTCCGGCCCTGGCCCCCGCGCCGCGTGTCATAGCGCGGATTGAGCATCAGCCCTCCTTGAGCTGCCGCACCATCTCCGCCCGGCGCCGCCGCCAGTAGCGTGCGCCGGCGTCGCGGGCGGCGACCAGGCGGCGCAGGCCCTCGAGGAGCCGCCTGAAGGCGTCCCAGTCCTCAACCGAGGGCGGCTCGGCCGCGGCGAGCTTCGGCACGATCGCCGGCATCTCCAGGAACTGGCAGGCGTTGCGCACGGCCTCGAAGACCGTCCCCTTGATCGGCGTGAAGCGGCGCGGCCGGTAGATCACGGGGGTGCCGCCGACGGCCGCCGTCTCGATCGCCGCCGCCCGGATCGCGCCCAGCGCCTCGAGCATGCGGGCGAAGCGGGCCTTCTGGGCGCTGATCCGGGCCTGGGCGCGCTCGTCGAGCTCGCCCTCGCGCCGCGGCGTGAAGTCGTCGCCGCCGATGCCGCCCGCCACCATCCGCTCGTAGATCGCGGCGCACGACGCGCTGGGCGTGCCATAAAGCCACCAGGCCAGCATGGCGAAGCGCTCCGCCTCGTCGCGCATCTCCTGGGTAATTAGCTTCTGGGCATGCAGGACGTGGGGCGGGAACTCCATGTCGATGCCCGTCGCGGTGCCGGTAAGGGCGAGCCGCCGCCAGAGCAGCTCGGGCGGGGCGTCGAGCCGGGTCCCGCATTCCCCGCACCGCTGCGGCTCGCCGGCCCGGCCGGCGCGCGTGGTCTGCCGGCGCTTGGCGTCAGCCTTGGGTGGGCGGCCGGCTCGGTTTCGGGATCGCTTGCCCACGCGGGGGTGCCTCGCTCGAGAACAGGCTCGCGGGGCCCGCTGGCGGGCCGCCCGTTGGCCAGGTCAGGGGACGGTGGAGTGTGGCTGCGGCGGCGAGAGCGCGCGCGCTCGGCCGCCGGCGGCGCTGGTCGAAGGGTCTGGGCATGGCGTCATCACCCGAAGGGCATGGAGCTCGGTGCGGATCTCCTCGAGCTCGCGCCGGAGCCGCGCCACGGTGGTGGTGCCGAGGTGCCGGCGGATGGAGAGCGCCGCGATCACCCGCTCGGGCCGGAGCAGGACGGCGGCCTTGTCGACGGCCTCGTTGACGGCCACCGTGAGCGCGGCGGCGATCGCCTCCTGCACCTCGCGGCGCTTCACGCGGCCCTTGAGCGGCGCGGCGGCGCGGCGGGCGAGGTCGTCGACGTCGATCATGTGGCGAGCGCCGCGACCGGCACCGCGACGGACCAGTCCGAGGGCACGGCGATCACCTCCCAGTCGAGGTCGCCGGGCCGAGCCGGCACGCATTCGAGCATGTCGATCATGCTCATGGCGAAGCCGGTGGGATCGGGCAGGTGGTGGCGCTCGCCGTGGCGGCGATACTCGAGCAGGAGCCAGGCCTGGATGCCCAGCGCCAGGTCCCCGGAGGGTGGTTGTGGATAAACGGTGACCTGGTAGGTCGAGCCCTTGCGCATCAGCCAGTCGAGCGACCCGGCGCGGGCATGCACGCGAAACTGGGGCATCTCGCCCTGCGCGAGGGGCTCGGAATAGATCACCTGGAAGGGCACGCCCAGCCTGGGCTTTGACATCGAGGGTCCCGGCACCGGATCGGCGCCCGAGCGCCGTTCCTAACCCGTCCGCTATTGCCGAACCCTTAATTACATGAATGCGTTGTGGTTCGCCATCCGCGATCGTACGTAGAAGTTGAAAGGCTTGCCCCGCGCCCTTGAGGGTCAGGGCGAGAATGTCCTACTACCACAGTCGGTTAACGCTTTTTGCTGTATATTCGGCGGGATATGCACGACCGCCCGACCACCGACCGACCCCAACTGGCGCTTCGAAGGCCGGCTCTCCGCCTCGCGGAGACGCCGGCGGAGCGCGCCTTGAAGGAGGCGCAGATGCTGATCGAGGGCGAGGCGATCGAGCTCGCGCCCAATGCCCGCCGGGGCGCTCTCCTCGAGCTCGCCGGCGAGATCCTCCGAGTCCGCGGCCGGCTCGAGCAGCTGCTCCGGGCGGCTTAGAAGCCAAGCAACCTAAGGGGAACCAACGATGGAGCACGTGTTCGAAGGCGCGACCGATCAGCGCCAGTCGAGTGAGCAGGATTTCCCAGTGAGTCGCTTCCGCCCGCGTTACCGCGCGCTCAGCGATGAGGAGAAGGCGCTCCACGACGAGATCAAGTCGAAGGCGACGGAACTCGAGGCGCTATTCACGAAGGTGAAGCCCGGCCGTTACAACTCGCTCGCGATCACGTCGCTCGAGCAGTCGATCATGTGGATCGTGAAGGAGCTCACCGCTTAGCCTGTGCTCCCACTCGCCCGGCCTAGCGCCAATAACCCGGTGGCGGCCGCACGCCGGCGAAGGCACGATGGTGGTGCTCGCGGCAATAGGGCTCGCCCTCGAGCCTCGGCGCGCCGCAGTGCGGGTCGCCGCCGGCGCGGATCACGTCGATGAAGTCCTCGCCCTCGATGAACTGACAGCCGCCGGCGAGCGCTCCGTTGAAGCCGGGCTGGATCCCGTACTGCGTCGGCACCGTGCGCGCCTGGTTCTCGGCGCGGGCTGCCGACGTGTTGCTATCGCTGCGGTGCCAGGCCTTGCGCGCGGTCATCAGTCGATGAACAGCCGCAGATCGTAGGCGCGCTCGACCTCGGGCGTCGCCGGCTTGTGCTCGCGGAGATCGCGCACGAGCTCGCTGTTGTCGAGCTCCTTGTGACAGGCGACTCGCGTAATGAAGGCGTGCACCGGGACGCCGTTCTCGGTGACCCCTTCCCAGATCCTCGCCTGCATGACCGCGCCGTTGCGGCTGCGGAGCTCGACGATCTTGGTGGTGCTCTCGAGCGTCATCTTCATGCGCGGACTTCCTTTCGCGGTGGCTGGAGGGCGCTCAGCGCGCTTGATCGGGCGCGCGCCCGCGTGGATCACGATCCGCTGGCCCTCGAGCCCGCGATCGCGCGTCCGATAGTCCCAGCGCCGGAACTCGAACGGCTTCGCGCCGGCGATGATCAGCGTGGCCCAGGGCTGCCAGACGGTGAGGGCCTTCACCGCCGCGTCCCCGACTTGAGCGAGTTGCCGATGCGCTCCATGCCGGCGACGATCGGCTCGATCTCCTCCAGCTCGATGTGGACCTCGGCGAGCGCCCGCTCGCGCGCATCGTCTATCGCCAGCACCAGGTGGCCGTGCTCGCAGGCGCGCAAGCGCACCTTCTTGCCGAGCGGCACACGCGGATGCGGGGCCTCGGCCGGGAGCGCCATGGCCATCACGCGGCGATCGCGCGCGCCGGCGCCGGAAACTCATTGTGCTCGCGGCCGTCGAGCAGGCGCCCCGCGCGCTTCTTGCCGACGCGGCGCGCGGTAATTTGGCCCGACCATTTGTCCGGGTCCGTGCCGAAATTCTCAACCGCCCGATCCGCGTAGCGGGGCCAGGCGAAGCCATGGTCGTCGCACCGCCGATAGGCATTCAAAAAGTGAGGGCCGAAGCAGCCGTCATTGGCCTCGCCAGGCAGCCATTCGCCCCACTGCTTGAAGAAGAACGGCACGCCGGCGCGCGCGCAGGCATCGCGCGCCGCGCGGGCCCAGTCCGGGTGCATCGGCCGCGCCTCACGGCCGCTCTCGCCGCCGCAGATGAGCCAGTGCAGGGTGCCGCCGGCGATGCCCTCGGGGTCGAGCCACGGCCACCAATTCACCGGCCCGAGCGCGGGCTCGTAGGAGACGAAGGTCTGCCAGCCCTTGAGGCCCAGCATCGCCAGCGCCGGCAGCCGCATGCGCGCGTTGTCCTCGTCCTCGACTGTCATGCCGACGCGGATGTTCGCGCGTGGCTCCGCCGGGAGGTAGCGCTCGGCGAGTGCATGCCGCTTGGTGAGCAGGAGCCAGTCGAGATAGGGCGTCTCGTCGATCAGCGCGAACAGATCGCGGCGCCAGTCGTGCGGCACCTCTGCGTCCGCCCAGTCGCCGAGCGAATTGCAGAAGACGCGCGTCCGCACGCCGGCCGCGGCCGCCTTCGCGTTCCACTTGAGCGGCTGGCGCCAATAGTCCTCGGTGGTGCGCCGGCGCTTGCCCTGCCAGAGCTCCGGATGACCGGTGCGCTTCGCCCAGCTCCGCGCATAGCAATGATCGCAGGCGCGCGTGAGCTCGGTACAGCCAACCCACGCGTTGAAAGTCGCGTCCGTCCACTCGATCGCGGATTGCTCAGCCATTTGCCGCCTCTTCCTGCAACACGCCGTCTTCCTGCTTCGCCATCACCGGATGGGCGCCGCGTCGCCGCTCGCGAGACCCGGCAACAGCGCGCTCCTGATTTCGTCGCGCTGCTCGTCGCCGCTCATGGGTCAGCCGGCTCCCTTGCATTCAGGACAGACCGGCGGCTGCGGATAGAGGCAGCAGCAGGTGTCCTCGAAGGCCTGGCATTCGCACTCGTCCTCGAGCACGCCGGCGCCGCCGCACAGCGGGCAGTCGTCGTGATCGTAGGGATCGTCGTAGAGCTCGTCATCATTCATGGAAAGCTCCGCACAAAGTGGGCGATCAGCACTCCGATCGTGGTCCAGACAGCGATCGCGACGAGCAGCACCCACAGCAGCGGGCGGCTAGACTTTTCAACCCGCTCCGGAGGCGGCACCCAAAGTCTCAGCTCGCCGTCAGGCATGCGGTGCGCTCCCTGGCTGGGCGTCGCCGGCCCTCTCCTTCTCGGCGGCGACCTCAATGAAGATGCCGAGATGCGCGACGTCGCCGGCGCAGCTCTCGTGCACGAGCACGCTAACCGGTCCCGATGTGATCTTCGCGAGATCCTCGTCGGGGCTCATGACTCGCGCGATCGCGTCATTGCCGACTAGCAGCGAGAGGCCGACGCGCCGATCGAGCGCCCCCGGCACCAAAACGGCATGGCTGATCGTGATGCGGTAGAACGTCAGGTTCGGGCTCTCGGGCTCGAGCAGGCGTTTGCGGCAGATGGCACAGCGGCCGAGGGCGAGCAGCTCGGCTTCCTTGATGCCCGGCAGCTTCGCGACGTCGACGTCCTGATCGTCGCTCATGCCGCGCCCTCCATCGCCGACGTTGTTGCCGTGCCGAGCGACAGCGTCAGCTGCCGCGATCGGTCCGCCGCGTCGCGCGCGGCTTGGGCCTGGCGCTCGCGGCGCTCGGCCTCGAGGCGCTCCTGGTCGCGGCGCGCGCGCCCCTCGAGGATCCGCTGCAGCCGGTGATTCCGCAGGCCGAGCTCGGTCTCGTTGAGGTAGGCGGCGAGCACGAACAGCCGGGCGCTCATCGTCGCGTTCCGCCCGCGCGCCGGAGCTCAAGCGAGGCCTGCCGCTCGCGCCACCAGGTGCTCTGGCGCATCTCGTCATCGAACTGGTTGAGGACTGGACGCGCCTCCTTCGGCGGCTTGTAGAGCGCGCCGAAGAACCGGTCGCGTTTCGCCTCGTCGTTGCCGTAGCGCGTGTTGACGAAGACGCAGAGCAGCTCGAGCCAGCGATCGCGGGCGGCGCGCTTCTGGGCCTCGTCGCGCGGCGGCGGCACTGCGGCTTCCCGGGGATCGGGGCGCGCGAAGCGCGAAAGGGAACCCGAATCCAAATTTGGAATCGCTTCCGCCGGTAGCGTCTCTCGCGCGCGCGCAGCAACAGTCTCGGTAGTTAATACATACTCAGGGGGATTCCCTTCTTCCTCTGTCCCACCAGCGGGACTCTGAGTCCCACCTGGTGGACTCTGAGTCCCACTGGTGGGACTCGGGTCGCTCGCCCCGCCGCGGCGAGCCGCCACGCCAACCCTCGCCGCGCCGGTAGCGCCGGTGTCGCGCAGAGCGCGATCGCCAGGATCCGGCAAGAGGTCCGTCGCGACGGGCTCAAGGATCCGCCTGAACCGCTCCGCAACCAGATAGCGGAATGATCGGCCCCGCCCCGGCTCGACCGCGATGTAGGCGAGCGCCGCCATTTCCTTGACGGCGCGTTGGACGGCGGCGAGCGAGAGCTGCCCGTGCGCCGCGATCCACCGAAGCGCCGGCGAGCAGGCGCCGTCGCGATAGGTGTCGTGGTCCAGGAGGGCGAGCATGACCTTGAGATGCGCGGCCTTCATCCGCGCGAGCTCGCGCAGTGGAAACGTACGGCTCATCCTTGGTGTCCCCGATTCTCGGTTGTCGGCCGCGCCCCGTTCTGGCAGATTGCGGCCTGCCTTGATGACGTCCGAAGCGCTCCGGTGTTTGCCCGCCGGGGCGCTTCACCTTTTTCAGGGGCGAGGCGGTGCTCGAGCCCGGCGCGGCGTATCCCGCGATCGCGCCGCCGCGGCTTGCGCGGGAGCGGGCCGGATGTCGAAACCGGCGGCGATCGTCTCCCCGAGATACTCACGCACCGCGACGCACCAGTGCCGCTGCTCGGCCTGGTCGAGCGAGTCGAACGGCGGCACCGGTAAGCGGCGATTGATTCGCACGGCGCGCCAGAAGCGCGCGTGCATCCGCGCGGCGATAAGGCGGACCTGCGCGGCCGTGAGCTTAAGCCGCGGCATCGGGCGTAGCGTCGAGCGCGGCGAGGGTCTCGAGACCGGCGGCGCTCAACGTGAGGAGGCCTCGCTCGTCTTCGCGCACGAGTCCGAATCCCAGCAGCCTCACAAGACGGCCGGGATGTGGCACCTCCGTCGCGCGTACCGGGCCGGTCCAGGCCATGCGTTTCAGGAGGGCGCGCAACGGCGTCGAAAGGCCGGTCCTGATGGTGAGCGCATGCGGCGGCTTGAACCAGGGTCGATGGTGTGGCCCGCGCAGCTCGAGGAGCGTTGCGATTCCGGCGACCTGGCCCGCCGTGAGCCCGAGCTCGCGGCTGATCTCGTGCGGGCGCCAACCAGCGCGCCAGAGCCGCGCCACCGCGGCCTTCGTGGACAGCGCCTCCTCGCCCGCGCTGGGCAAAGCCCCCAGGGTAGAGGCTGCCGCTCGACCGGCGGGAGTGGCCGGCTGCTCGGGTCGCTCGGCCGAGACAGGGCGGCGCGCGAGCGAGGAGGACCTCATAACGCGCCCCGTCCGAGAACGGCCCTTCTCGGACAGGCCGCGAGATCGCCCTCCGCGGGCACCCCGCGGCGCGGATACTGGAAGCGCCAGATGACGAGTTGCTGGTCGACGCACAACTCGAGGAGCTGCCGGCCCGCGGGCGTGGCGACCAGCATGGGAAGCAGCTTGTCGGGCGGGATGCCGACGTCGCGCGCGACCTGTGCGATCGCCTCGCGGCGCGCGTGCTCCCGGTGCCTCTTCGCTCGCGCCCTTTCGGCCCTTCGCTGCCGGATGCCGAGCTCGACGCGCACGGCTTTCTTGGGCGGCAGATAGTCGTCGACGTAGCGGCGCGCGACCGGCGACGGCGTCCTCTCGTGGATCGCGGGGTCGTACCCCATCATCACTGGGCCACCGGCCGGCCGGTGGCGGGATCGCGCGCCATCTTCGCGCGCTCGTACCGCGCCTGGCGCAGCTCCGCGCGCTCCGGCCAGAGGATCGTTTCGAGGAGAGACCTGGCCGCGGCCGTGCGGCCCTCGGCCAGAAGGTCCATCAGCTCGAGCAGCGGATCCTTGGGGAGGTCCTCGGCCTCCGGAATGCCGGAGAGCCGCCGCCGCCGCCTTGCCAGCTCCGACGCGATCTCCGCGTCGCTGAGCTCGTCGATCACGTCCACGGGATCGACCCACACGCTCACGTAGCCCATCGCTATCACCCCCGGGCGGCGCGATTGACCGCGCTCGCCCTCGCCTCGAGTAAGACGTCCGTTTTCCTGGGCGGCGAGCCCTCTAGCGCTCAGTCCTCCGGTGTCGGGACAGGAATTGCTTGAGCCGGCGCAGCCTCGAGATCGCACTCGTCTCGAGCGCCGTTAGGACCCGAAGCCAGAGCAGCCTCGGCCGCGACGATTTCACGGTGGAGCGCCTCGAGCCGCGCCGCCCGCCGCTCGATCTCGGCGTCGATGATGGGCAGCGCCCAGGCGACCACGCGCGCGGGCACGAAGCCCTTCGCGAGCCACCGGCGCGCGGTGCGCAGGCTCACGTGGAAGAGCCGCATGACGGCCTTGGCGGCGTGCCGCTGGTAGAGGAGTCGGACTCCCGCCATCGGGAGTGCCTGGCACGCTTGGGTCCCCTGCATTAACGCCCCCTGCACCCGACATTCGCGACAATGCGGACATTCAAGGGGCAACAGAAATGAAGATCGCCGACTTGTTGCAGGAGACGCTGACCGCCGGCGCGATCGCGACGGCGGTCGGACTGGCGGCCTGCGCGCAGCAGGACCCGAGCTTCCAGGCCTTCAACGCGACCCGCACCTTCGCGAACGGCGTGGCCTATATCGCCTCGCCCGACGACACGCCGATGGAGCACGCGAACCGCCAGCCCGAGCCGCCTCCCGTCTTCGGCGGCACGCTCGTCGGCGACGCGGTTTACGCGCCCCTCGACGGGTCTCGCTGATCCGCGGGCGGCGAGCCGCCACGCCAACCCTCGCCGCCCGCGTAACATCGCCATGCGATCGCATGCGATCGCCGGATCGGACGGAAGCTTGCGCCTCCGTCCGCCGGCCCCGATGCTGTGGGCTCTGGTAAACCTGCCAGCAACGGGAGAAATCACATGGCTCAGGAACTGCCGTACACCGCGGAAGGCGTGGCGCTGCAGCTGCTCGTCTATACGGCACACGCCGAGGGCAAGACGCTGTCCGGCGCCGGGCAGAAGCCCGACCGTAAATGGATCCTCGATACCTACGCCGAGTGTCTCAAGACGGTTAGGCAGCCCGCGAACCGCGGCTCTTAGCTCGCGAGCCCTCTGCCGCCAGGAGGAACTGGGCGTAGCGTCCCGCGCGGGCGAGCACTTTGTCGACGTCGTTGACGACGGGAGCGCCGTGGTCTTGGGCGCCCACGCCCTCGGCCTCCTGCGCGAGCTCGAGGGCGCGGACGCGGATCTCGGTGGTGGTCCATCGGGCCATCGTGCACTCCTGAAAAAATCACGGCCGCGACGCCGGGCTGATGCGAGCAGGCCCGGCGCCGCGGCCGCGAAGGGCACGCCGGCGCAAGCGAATGAACCGGCGCGTCGCGGAACCAGATGAGAGGGGCGGAGCAGATCGAGACGGGGACCGGCGCTGTCGCTCGGCGCGCCGGCCCCCGCACCGCTACACTGGGAGCGGTCAAACAACCCAGGAGCGGAACTCATGGACAAGGACGACAAGGACTGGATGAGGGTCTTCAAGGACCTCGGCGAAGGTATTCTCGTGGCGCAGGCCTGGGGGCTCGCCGCGCGCCTGCTCGCCGGCGAGCTGGTGGTGGATCTGGCGAAGTCGCAGCCGGACCCGGACCGATACCTGACCGCGCTGTACGATCGGGTCATCGTGCGCCTCGATCCGGAGCAGGCCGGCGATTTCGCGGCGAAGCCCTGTGCGGGTCAGGCGCGGGACGAGCTGGCCGCGATTTTGCGCGACGTGCGGCTTGCTCTCGGCGGCGGCTCTCCTCCTGCCGCGCCCGCAGATCCGACAGCGTAGCGAAGGGCGGTCGGCCGCGCCTGTATCCGAGCGCCCGCCGAAGCCGTCGATCGCGCCGGTCGAGATACCGCGCGATCGCGCGCATGACCTCGGCGATGCAGCGCTCGAGCCAGGGATCCCGTTTGTGCGCCGATCGGCTCATGCGGGGCTATAGCCGCCGGACCGGCACAAGCGGCGAAAGCTCGCTCACCGCATACCGGCGCAGAGTGAAGCGGTATTGCCGGCTGCCTGTGAAGGCGGGCACGGCGGCCTCCGCCTCCGTCAGGAAATCCTCCTCCTGCAAGTCGTACATCCGCGCGGGCGGAGGACTGAAATCGAACGCGGCGATCAGCTTGCCCGGGACGCGCGCCTCGCCGAATCGCAGATCGATTGGCCGGCCCCACAGGCCTGCGCTAGGGAATGCGCGGGCAACCGGCGTGGCCGCTAACGCGATCATCGCGGCAAAGATGGTTCGGCGGGAGAGACGCGCGCTCATCAGGCGGCCTTGCGGCGGCGGGGCGGCGCCGCAGTTTCGTTCGCGAAAAGATCCTCGGCGACCCTCAGGCGCTTGCGCTTCGCGGCCTGACGCAGCCGGTTATGGACGCGTGGAGGAAAGCGACCCCACGTGCGCCAATTGCAGACGGCTGTTACGCCGACATCGCAGATCTCAGCGACGGCGGCGTTACCGCCGAGCGCGTCGATGAGATCGGAGGCTTCGGTGAGCATGCGCGCATTTGTTCATGCCCCTTGAATTATGTCAAGCGGCTTGAACCTGAAATGACAGCGGCGAGGCTTGCGGCGTTGAATCTCTTGATGGCGCAAGCCCGGTCTGATCCTAGAACCGTCGATGCGATTGCCGCGCGATTGCGGCGCACGCGCGAGGCTCTCGCATTGCGGCCGTCCGAGTTCGCAGACCGGGCGAGGATCGCCCGGAATACCTATAGCCAGTGGGAATCAGCCAAGGGCCGGCCGCGCATCGATGAGGCGATGCAGCTCTGCGATACCTACGGAGTCACCCTCGACTGGATCTATCTCGGCGATCCCAGTGGCCTGCCGCATCGCCTGGCACAGGCGCTCGCCGGCGCAGCCGCGTAGCGATCAGCTCCCGAAGTGCGATTCAATGACCGTGTGTTTCGTCAGAATACCGGCACCATCAAAGGTGAACGTAACGGTTCGGATTTCGCCGCTCGCGCGTGCCGCGAATGGCCCGACGACCGGGATGAAGGCTGCGCCGTTCACCCTCGAGCCGATGAACGAGTAGCCCAGCACCCTTAGTCCAGTCGAGTCGCGCACGTCGCTGGTAGGCGGCCCGAGGGCCGCAATCACTTCGGCGGCAGTCGTTCTACCGTCGACAAACCCAGACAGCTGATCGTCGGTGACTCGCGTGCCGCCGCCGCGTGCGCAAGCGGTCGCGATGAGAGCGATCAAAACGACTACCCGAAATACCCGCATTGCTCGTCCTCCCTGGCTGTTATCTCCCTTCTCCGACTACCACAAAATGGCAAAGGGTCATCTCGCACTGCAACCAATGATTTTCTGAGTAAATCCGCCAAATTCAAGTGGCTTGAAAAAAGCCCTTGCATTGTTCATGCGGCTTGAATAGCGTCAAGCCATCGACGCAGGGGCCGCGACATGTCGAACCTCAATCTCGAGCTTTCCGACGACGAGCTGACCGAGCTCTGCCGGCTGCACGACAAGGGCCGCAGCAAGGACGTTCGGGTGCCGCGCGCGATGCTGGGCCGGCTGCTGCGCGATCACAGCCGCGTGATTGGCGCCGCCGAGAAGCGGGTCACGCTCATCAAGGCGCCCACCGCGACGGTCGAAGACGCCGCGCGGAAAGTGGCCTGATGTCAGCCGTCGAATTCGATCAGCTGCTCGCGGGTGTAGCGGCACTCGGGAGCGCGCGTGCAGGCGAAATATCGGATCTCGCCGAACTGCTTCTGCTCGAGGCCACCGATCAGCGGTTTGACATCGACGACCTTCAGCGGCGCCGAGCAATAAGGGCAGAACTCCGGGCCCGGCCGGCGCGCCATCTCTGCCTCAAGCCTTTCGACACGGCCCCGGAGCTGATCCAGCTCGGCGCGCATCGCGGCCCACTGGCCCGCGGCGCGGACCCAGGACCAGGAGCGTTTAATGGTTGACCAGATCGCGGACCCCAGCGCCATCGATCCCCCCGGCGTCTGGCAATGCAAGCCGCGCATGATCGCCCATACCCGCAGAAAATGGGAGTCGATCCAGCTCAACGAGCTGCCCGAAGGCGGCCGCCTTCTCGAGCTCGTCGACGGCGGAGGCGCCCTCTTCAGGGCACGCCTCAACAGCGAGGCCTGCACGCACCTGGCGAAGCTGCTGACCGAGCCGCTGCCGCCGCCCGAACCGCCGCCCACAGGGAGTTCCTCATGACGCCAGCCCGGTACCTTGCTCAGCCGCTGAGGGCGCTTCCCGATGCGGCGCGCGACGTCGAGCGCGGCGATGCGCGTCGGCGGCTCAGCCTGATCCGCGACGCCGGCCGGCGCCCGATCGAGCCGGTCGGGCAGTTCGAGCCGAGGCGAACCTTCGAGAACTCGCCGGCGCCCGCGTGGCTCACGCCCACGGCCGAGGTCGAATGGCTCGAGCCGCGGCCTCTCACGCTCCGCGAGACCCTGCGCCGCTGGCGCCGGCTGCGGCGCGACCTGCATGCGGGACGCCCGCTCGTCGGCGCCGAGCGCCTGATCGTCGCGGGAGTCGTCACGGTGCGCGCGCTGCTCTGGCTCCTGAGCTTCGCGATCGTGGCCGTTGGCATTGTGGCGCTAGCCTCCTCGTGATCGCCATGGCGGGCAGCGGCGACCATCCGGTTCTCTCGGGCGTCATGTGGATCGTCGTCGCGGTGGCCGCGGTCTCGGCGATCGCGCTCTCGATTTGGGGCGTGCCGTGAGGCTAGGCCGCTTTTTCCTCGAGGCCTATGCCGAGCCGCGGATGCACCTTGACCGCGATGACGGCGCTGGTGATCCAGAACCGGTTGAGCCAGCGCTTCACGACCGGCGGCTGCTTCGCCTCGCGGATCCCCTTGGTGTCGAGCCGGGTCTGCTCGTAGCTCGAGAGCGTCGCGCGGAAGAGCCGGCCCTCGATCGCGGCGGCACCGTGCTCGCGGATCACTTCCTTGAGCGCGTCCTCGTAGGCGACGAGTTCCGCCCGCACGGCCGCAACGCGGCCGAGCCGATCGGCGAGCTCCGCCACATTGTCGGCGCCCGGCGAGTACTCGAGCGACAGCGACCGGAAGGCCGGCAGATCGGCGAGCAGTTTCCTGACTTTGGCGTTGGCCATGGATGGCTCGTTAACCCGTTTTCGGTTAACGCGCTTCTAACAAAGGGGGAAATGATGGCGGGGGTCAAGGAGCTTGCGCATCGGCGGGAGCGGCGCCTGGCGCACGAGAAGACGCGCCGGCGGATCGCGATGGGCGTCCTGCAGGACGAGCCGATCGTCGTCCGCCCCATGGACGCGGGAGAGCCCGCCGAGAGCTGCGTCACCTATGGTGCCGGCGCCGGCCTCATGCTCCGCGCCAGCATCGCGGAGAGGATCGGCGCGAGTTGAAGCAAACCCCGCGGCCGGGGATCGGCCGCAAGTGCGACCAGGAGAGCAGGATGTTCAGCGCGAGACAGGGCGACGTGATGGTCCGGCAGATCGCCGCGATCCCCGCGAGCGCCAAGGAAGAGAAGCCCAAGGACGGCCGCGTGGTGCTGGCCTATGGCGAAGTGACCGGCCATGCGCACGCCTTCTATGGCGGACGCGTGCATTATTTCATGGAGACCGGTTCCGGCGGCGTCGCTGCGAAGGCATTCATCCGTGTCGCCGGCGACGCGCCCGCGGAACTCAAGCACGAGGAGCACGGGACGATCGCGGTGCCCCCGGGCGATTACGAGGTCGTCCGGCAGCGCGAGTATTCGCCGGAAGCGATCCGCCAGGTCGCGGACTGATCCCGCGATGACCGCTATCTCCGCCGGGGCCCAGAACATCATCGATCGCCTCGCCGCGATCGATCGCGCGCGGCCGCATCTCGACAAGGCGCGCGCGGAGCGGGCGATCGCCGAGCACTTCGCGCGGCTCGAGCTTCCGTGCCCGCCGATCCGCTGGGTTAAAGACGCCGAGGCTGGATGGTTCGACGTTTTTAAGGCGGCAGAGTCGGCGGCATGGTCGGCGGCATGGTCGGCGGCACGGTCGGCGGCATGGTCGGCGGCACGGTCGGCGGCGATAACTCTTTCTTCGCCGCCGACCATCACGCCGGGTCGGCGGCATCGGGCGGCGAGCGAAGCGATGTCGCCCGTCGCTCGGTGGATCGGAATTTGGCTGCCATTTCTCGATGCCAGCGAGGCGGGGCTCTGGCTTTTCTTCGTGACCGAGCGCGAGGTCATCGCGGTCCCGCGCCCCTCGATCCTCATCGAGGACGATCGCCTTCACTGTGCGACCGGCCCAGCGGTCTCCTGGCCCGATGGCGCGCGCTATTGGTTCTGGCGCGGCGTTCAGGTGCCGGGGCTCGTCGTCGAGCGGCCCTCGGAAATCACGGTCGGCATGATCGACCGCGAGAGCAACGTCGAGGTTCGCCGCGTGATGATAGAGCAGTTCGCGGGCGGCAAGGATCGCGGCGGCGGCCCGGGCGCCTTCCTGCACGCTTCAGGGGCGAAGCGGCTCGACCACGATGAGCGCTTCGGAACGCTGTGGCGCCGCGAGATCGTCGATGATGAGCCGCTCGTCATGGTCGAGGTCGTCAACAGCTCGCCGGAGCCCGACGGCTCATGGCGCCGGTACTGGCTTAGGGTGCCCCCAGACGTGTGCACGGCGCACGAGGCCGTCGCCTGGTCCTTCGGCGCGTCGATCGACGAGTACCGGCCGATGGTGGAGACCTGATGACCCGCGCCGAGCGCCTCGACGTCGCCAGGCTCGTGAGCGAGCTCGAGGCGCTCGACCGCGTCGAGGCCGCGGCGCGCCGGCGGGGGGCGAGGCTCAAGGATCTCGACAAGGTGCTCGAGGTCTTCGCCGCGGCGAAGGCGGCGAAGCTCGAGCTGATCCGAATCCGCATCGGCCTGCCGCGATCGCCGGCATTTGAGCCGGCGGCACTCTCCGGCCCCTTGCCGGCGCATGGCTGAGACGCATCACCTCAGCGCGTCGGAGCTGGCGGCCGCCACCGGCTTCTCGGCGCGCTGGTTTACCGCGAGGGCGGCCGATGGCACGATCCCCGGCGCGCGCCAGCCCGGGGGTGCCAAAGGCAAGTGGGTGTTCGACGAGGCGCAGTTCTGGCGCTGGTGGGATGAGCGCGGCAGCGAGGGGAGGCAGAAATGGCGTCCATCTACCGCCGGGGCCGGATGCTCTGGGGGCGTGTCCAGCGTCAAGGTCAGGACCTCCGACAGTCCCTTAAGACAACGTCTCGACGAGTTGCGGAGAAGCGCCTCCGCGAGTGGCTCGAGGAGCTAGACCGGGTCAGCTGGGGCGAGAAGCCCCGCCGGACCTTCGACGAGGCGATGCTCAAGTTCATCGACGAGCACCTGCCGACCTTGAAGCCCAAGGCGGCCCAGCGCTATCGCGTTTCGGCCGTGCACCTCACCAACGCCTTCGAGGGCCGCTTCATCGATGACCTCGGCTCGGCCGAGTTCATGGAGTTCGAGACGACCCGCCGGCGCGCGGGCGCCAAGCCGCCGACGATCCGGCGCGACTTCGCGTGCCTCTCGTCGATGATGAGCTGCTGCATCGATTGGGAGTGGATCGACGCCAACCCCGTCGGGCCCTACCTGCGCCGGCGCAAGAAGCGCGGCCTCAAGGAGTCGCCGCCGCGGCGGCGGTATCTGCGGCACGAGGAGGAGGCGGCGCTCCTCAAGGCGGCGCAGCCGCACGTCGCCAAGGCGATCGCCGTCGCGATCGACACCGGCTTGCGCAAGGAGGAGCAGTTCTCGCTGCAGCGCCAGCAGATCGCGCACGGGCGCATCGCGCTCCGCGAGGGCACCAAGAACAGCAAGCCCCGCGACGTGCCGCTGCTGCCGCGCGCGGCCGAGATCCTCGCGAAGCTGCCGGCGCATCTCGGCACGGACTACGTCTTCGTGAACGCGCGGCCTCCGGGTCGCCGCGCCGTCGATCCGGCCTCCGGCAAGCGGCTGCTGACGCCAGGCCGCCAGCGCGTGACGCGCTACCGGACGATGGACCGCGGCCTCAAGGGCGCCGCAGAGCGCGCGGGGCTCAAGGACGTGCGCTGGCACGATCTCCGGCGCACCTGCGGCGTGCGGCTGCTGCGGGACCACGGCATGTCGATGGAGCAGGTGAGCCAGTGGCTCGGCCACTCCTCGGTGCTGGTGACCCAGCGGAGCTACGCTTTCCTGGAGGTCGAGGACCTCGAGCGGAAACTCGCGGAAAACCGCGAGGCCGAGGCCTCGAAGCAGGCCCGGTCGGCACAGCGGTCGCGCCGGTCCGGAAGCCGGCCGGCACGAAAGCCGGCACAGGGCGGCCCGGAGTAGGGGGCGCCGCACAATGATCTCAGGCTCTTGTCTTCCCCTCGGGCTGCTCTTTGAATCCGCCATTCCCAGGTTCGAATCCTGGCGCCCCAGCCAGGCTTCCAGTGACTTAGGAAGCGGCCTTGGGCGCCGACGGAAAACCGATTCGCGCGGTTTTCCGTTTCCGGGTTC